GACCTCTACGAACTGGCGACACCGGGACCCGCCAGTTCGTAGAGGTCACCTCCGGGGCCGCCCCGGACTGGTACCGCGTCGAGAAGCTGCTCGACCAGTCCGGGACCACGGACGTCAACGGCGAGCTGACCCAGGCCGCAAACCTCGAACTGGGCAACGACAACCCGCAGGTCAGCCTGTCCACGGTCACCGTCGACACCGAAGACCTGCGCGCGGGCCGCGACTTCGGACTCGGCGACAAAGTCACCGTCGAACTCGCCTCCGGCTTCGAGGTCGCCGACCTCGTCTACACGATCCGCCTCGAAGCCACCCCCGGCGGCGGCGAACTCGTCACCTCCGTGATCGGCAAGGGCGACCAGACCACTGACACGCGCACCGTCCAGCAGATCCGCGGGCTCGCCCGGCGGCTCGGGCGCATCGAAACCAGAAGGTGAGCACCTGTGGCGCAATCATCCTGGCCGTCCCCGGACACCTCCCGGGTCATCGACGACCTGGCCTACGAACGGCTCGTCGCAGCCCAGTACGTCGACGGCCTCGTCGGCAACATCACCGACACCCCGCTGGTCTACGCGGACGGCTCCGGGCGGCAGGTGTTCGTTCGGGCGAGCCGCATCGCGCAGGTCCGCGGCCACGGGTGGTCGTCCGGCGGCAGCGTCCTGACGCTCTCCATCGGCGCCAACTCCTCGGGCAGCACCCGCGTAGACCTCGTCGTGCTCGGGCTCAACCGCAGCACCTGGAACGTCACCGCCTACGTCAAGGCGGGCACCCCCGGGTCCGGGGCGCCCGCGTTGCAGGTCGACGCCGGCGACACTGGGATCTACGAGATCCCCCTGGCGGAAGTGACCGTGCCCAACGGCGCGACCCTCACCTCCGCAGGGCAGGTCCTGCCGCGCGCCTGGTACGCAACACCGTACGGGCCGGCCGCGCCCGGGTCGACGGTTGCGACCCGGCCGCCGGCGCCGGTTCCGGGCGTGATGATGTGGCAGAACGGCACCGGATACGTGTGGAACGGGACGATCTGGGAGGCGATCTCCAACCCGCCTCTGCCGGTGACTTCGGACATGAGCACCACCCTGTTCGGCAACAGCATCAGGGACGACAGCGCCTGGCACGATTTTCCGTCCGGGAACTGGGCTCCGCTGGCGTTCACCGTGCCGCCCTCCGGGCGCATCCACGTCAACATCAGCGGCTGGATCCAAAATCTCCACGCCGCCGACAGCACGATCTGGATCAGCTGGCGGGCATCCGGCGGCGGACTGACCGTCGGCACGGACCTCGTCACCGTCCGGAACAGGGGGATGAGCGTGCGCAGCAGCGGCATCGCCGCCACCAAACGCACGTACTTCAGCGGGCTCACCCCCGGCGCGTCCGTCACCCTCACACCCATCTACGCGAGCACGACAACCACGAATGACGTGGACGTCAGCAGCTTGTCGTATGGGCGACTTGAAATGGAGCCGTCCGCATGAGCCGCCACGTTTTCGGCCAGGGCCCCAGTGACTGGACTTTCACTGTCGGAGCCGCCAACGCCGCCACGTTGGCCGGCGGCGTCGTCATCACCGTGTGGGACTCCGCCACCAGCGGCACGCAGCTCACCGACCTCCTGGACGCGACCGGCTCGGCGATCAGCACGGTCACCAGCTCAACCGGCGCCTCCGGCCTGCCGGTCGGCACCATCCCCAGGTTCTCCGGCCCGGACGGCGTCACTCAGATGTGGGCCGACGCCGGCGGCGGCTACCGTTCCCTGATGGTCGCCCTCGACCTCGGCGCCGACGTCAAGACCCTCCAGACGTCAACGGCCGGGCACTACGCGGCATCGAATCCGCACAACACCACATACTTCGACCTGACGGGCGTCTACAACCCGACGGTCTCGAACCTGCTCGCGCAGCCCACGTTCACCGCCGCCCACCGCGGCAGTGGCGGGGAGTTCCCCGAGCACACCCTGCGGTCCTACCGGTCCGCGCTCGCCGCAGGCGCTCCCGCCATCGAGGTTTCCGTCCAGCTCACCGCCGACGGCGTGCTCGTGTGCATGCATGACCTGACCCTGGACAGGACCACGGACCACACGGGGAACCTGAAGGACTGGACTCTCGCGGCGTTGAGGGAAAAGGTCCTCGTCACCCAGCAGTCGCTGCTCGGCGCGGGCTGGTCGTCCCAGCCGATCCCCACGCTGGAAGAGGTCCTGGACGCGCTGTACGGCAAGTGCGTGATCTTCATCGAGGCCAAGAGCAACGACGCCATTGTCCCCTTGCAGAACTTGCTGCTGGCCCGGTATCCGGGGTGCCAGCGCTCGGTCCTTTGGAAGGGCTATTACCAATCGACCTCTTTTGCGTGGGCGAAAGCGAATGGTTTTTACGTGTGGGGGTACGTCGACGCCACCACGACCAACACGCAGATGGACACCTACGACGCCAACATCGACTTCTGGGGTGTGCCGATCGCGTCGACGGACGCCCAGGTCTCTCTGGTCGTCGCCCGCGGCAAAAAAGTCATGGTCTGGGACGTCCACCGGCACATCGACGTCGAGCGCCTGACCGCCCTCGGCGTCGTCGGCTTCATGGAAGCCCAGTGGATCTACCTCAACAACTCCCCGGCGCTCACCCTGGACCGATTCGACGCGCAGATCAGCCAGCCAGGCACCCTCGGCATCGCCCGCTACGACCCCGTCTACGCGCTGAAATACGACGGCGCCTCGGGTGCCTACGTGCCGGTGGTGCCCAACGACGCGGTGGGGATGTTCGGTCACCGCCCGGCCGACGGCACCACCCACACCATCAACTTCCAGATGAAGTGGGACACCGCCCCCGCATCGGCGCTGCACGCCGACGTCGCCTTGTGCAGGTCGAAAGACGACCCCTGGCAGTTCGCCAACAACAACAACGCCTACGGGGCGCTGGCCTCCCCGGGCGGCTACCACTGCCTGATCCGCGGCAACGGCGACATCCAGATCTACTCGCACGTCGCTGGCAGTACGACCGGCACGCAGCTCGGGACGCTGGCCACTGTCGCGCCGGTCAACGGCACGTTCATGACTTTCCAGATCATCGTGTCGAGCACGCAGATCATCTTCAAGCGCACTGACGGTGCTGGCTGGACGCTCACCGTCACGAACAACCTCTATCGGGGCCGGTACTGGCACCTCGGCAACGGCAGCATCACCTCGCTGACCAACAAGCCCACGTGGAAGCTGCTGTCCGTCGCCTGATCCCCATCCCTACGCACCAACCGCCGCCCCGCGCCAGCCGGCCGGGGTTCTTTCATGTCCGGGAGGACCCATGCCGACATCGCGCGGCCTCGATGTGTCGTCCTATCAGGGCGTCCAGGACTGGAAAGCCCTGGCCCGCAGCGGGCTCACGTTCGCGTTCGCGAAAGCGTCCGAGGGCGAGCACACACACGACGCCAAGTTCGGCACCCACATCACCGGCATCATCGGCGCCGGACTCGTGCCGGGCGCCTACCACTACGCCTGGCCGAACCAGGACCCGGCGGCCGAAGCGGCGAACTACGTCTCCGCGGTCCACACCCACCGCGTGGCCGGCTTCGTGCACGTCCTGGATCTGGAGCGCCGCACCGACGGCGCGAACTACAAGGGCCGCACCGCGAAGCAGATCCAGGCGTACGCGCAGGCGTGGATCGATGACGTGCACGCCGCGTTCCCGCACGACCGCGTCGGCGTCTACACCTCCGCGTCGGACATCGCGGCCGGCCATCTGCCGCCGAACGCCAGCTTCCTCTGGTACCCGGCGTATCCGTCGGGCGCCATGTCGTACGCGGACTCGGAGAAGCACACACCCCCGGCGCCGTCCGGGCGGCACCCGCTGTTCTGGCAGTTCACCAGCACCCCGCTGGACCGTTCCCTCGCCTATCTCTCCCCGGACGACCTGCGCACGTGGGCGGCCGGCGACGCACCCAAGCCCACGCAGCCTGACCCCGTGAAGGAGCCCACCTTGCCCGCACCGATTGATGTCTGGGGCTACAAGAACGCCAAGCAGGTCAAGGCGAACCCGAAGCTCCCCGACGCCTACGCCTACCTCCAGGGCGCGTACAACACGACGCGCACCCTCACGACTCAGGTCGCCGCCCTGAACGCCACCATCGGCGCACTCACCAAGGCAGTCGGCGACCTCCACTCGGGCATCGACACCGCGACCCTCGTGGCTGCCGTAGAGAAGGCCATCGCTGACGCCGTCGTGCACGTCCAGGTGGACGTCACCGGGGCGGCGGCCGAGGCGTGATCCTCAACCTGACGCCGCACCCGATCCGCCTCTACGCCGGAGAGCGCGAGGATGGCAGCGACGATCTCGACCCCCACCTGCGCGAGACGATCCCACCCGAGCCGACCCCGGCCCGCCTCGCCACGATCGAACTCGGCGGCGGCATGTTCCCCGAGTTGGTCGAGTTCGGGCACGCCCAGAATCTCCCGCCGAAGCGGGACGGCGTGCAGTACATCGTCTCCCTGGTCGTCGCCCTGGCCCTCTGCGACCGGCGCTCCGACCTCCTCGTCCCGTACCGCGAGGTACGCAACTCGACCGGCACGGTCATCGGCTGCCGCAGTCTCGCGCAGCCCGTCTGAACCCCAACCAGTAGAAACGGATCACCATGAAGATCTTCGGCAGAGAACCCGTGTACTGGCTCACCACCATCGCCGTCATCCTCAAGCTCGCCGCGGCCTACGGCATCGACGTGTCCGACAACGAGCAGGGCGCGATCAACGCAGCCCTCGCCGCCGCCGTGGGCATCGCCACCGCCATCGTCCTCAAGAGCGGGGCGCTCGCCGCGAGCATCCTCAACTTCGGACAGGGCGGCATCGCCTTGTTCATCGCGTTCGGGCTCCACATGTCCGCACACCAGCAGGGCCTGATCATGTCCGGCATCGCGACCGTACTAGCTCTGGTGCTGCACGAGCAGGTCACAGCCCCAGTGCCGTCCGTACCCCTGGAGGAGACCAGCCCGGTGAAGACCACCCAGCCCGTTCAGGCGGTGTGATGCGCGCGGCGGTCCGGCGGGTCAGCAAACGGTTGGGCCGCCGCGGCCGGATCCTCCTCGCCTTCGGGATCATGCAAGTCCTCTACGGCGTATCCATCGTCAGCGACCCCCGCTACGGAATCGTCCGCGGCGTCGGCGTCCTCACCCACATGCAGCCCATGCCCTTCTGGGGCGCGATCTGGATCGTCTGCGGCGCCGTAGCCCTCGCCATGGCCTGGGAAATCCGGTCCTCCCGCGACACCTGGGGGTACGGCGCCGTCACCGTACCGATGGCGTTGTGGTCCGGTGCGAACTTCGTCGCCTGGGTCTCCAGCGAATACCCGCAAGCCTGGACATCGGTATTCACCTGGGGCGCATTCGTGTACATCGCAGGCATCGTCAACCGGTGGCCGGAGTACGGCCGGAGGAGAGCCAATGGACGCGAGTAGCGGCCTGTGGGGGGCCGTCGTCGCGGCCATCGGCCTGCTCAGCCTCCTCGTCACCGGACGCCGCGGCCCGCGCGAGGTGCCTCCACCGGCCGGGACCGCCCAGGACCCGACACCCGAACAACTCCAGGTGTCTCCGGCGATCTGGAAGGACATGCGCGGCGAAATCAGGGAGCTGCGCACGAAAGTCGACCACCTCACCGACGTGGTCGAGCAGGGCAGCACCCGGGAGCGGTCTCTCCGCGAGCACCTCCGGATGGCCATGAAGGTCATCCGCCGCGCGAACCGGCGCCTACGGGCCGCCGGCCAGCCTGAAGAGCCAGTGCCTGTCGAACTCATCCCGTACTCGCTCGACTGAAAGGGGGCACGATGGCGCTGCCCGTAGGCGTGCCGAAGGTGACCGTCACGACGGCGAAGCCCCTGATCACCCCGGGGGGTGCCCCGTACAAGGGGCGCCTCGTCTTCACCGGCCCCGACCTGGTGACCGTCGGTGGCCTGGACCTCGTCATCGGCGGACAGGCACCGGCGTACCTGACGGCCGGGCTGTTCTCCATCGACCTGGTGCCCTGCGACGTCGACACCATGAGCCCGAGCGGGTGGACGTACAAGGTCGACGGGGAATTCTCCAACGCCCCGGACTTCACCCGGTACGTCAGCGTCCTGTCCGGTGCCGGGCCATTGCAACTCGCGGACATCCTCGTGCCCGACCCGGTTGCCGGGGATTTCACGGTGTTGCTCGACCCGTCATCGTTGGGCGGGGCGGCGCTCCTCGACGTGGGGCAGACCGCGGCGACCGTCGCGGCCGGGGATGACGCGCGGTTCAGTACGGGTGGTCCTCCGTCTGGTGCGGCCGGCGGGGCGCTCACGGGCACCTACCCGAACCCCGCACTGAGCTCGGTCACCATCGCGGCGTTCGACCCGGCCGGGGCGGCGGCCGTCGCACAGTCGTCGGCCATCTCCGCAGCAGCCGCTGATGCCACCACGAAGGCGGGGACCGCGCAGTCCACGGCCATCTCGGTCGCGGCCTCGGACGCGACAACGAAAGCCAATGCGGCGCAGTCCGCGGCCACTTCGGCGGCTGCCACCGACGCGACGGGCAAGGTCACCGCTCACGCCGGTGCGACGGACCCCCATGCCGACCGGGCGTTCACAACCTCCGCAGTCTCCACGCACTCAGGAGCCACGGACCCGCACGCAGACCGGGCATTCACCACGAGCTCGGTGTCTACGCACACGGGGGCAGCAGATCCCCACGGTGACCGTGCGGCGGCAGCTTCGGACGCGGCCTCGAAGGTCACCACGCACGCGGGCGCCACGGATCCGCACGCGGACCGCAGTTTCACGACCGGCGCCGTCTCAACTCATGCGGGGGCGGGCGACCCTCACGGGGACAGGGCGGACGCCGCGGCGAAGTACGTGCCGCTCGGGGGCGGGACGATGGCTGGGGCGTTGAACCTGTCCAGCGGTGGTGTGGCCAGCAGGACCCCGGATGTCCAGGTGTTCACCGGCAGCGGGACGTGGACGAAGCCGACCGGCGCGGTGCTGGTGTCCGTGTACCTGTTGGCCGGTGGTGGCGGTGGCGGGTCGGGGCGGCGCGGTGCTGCGGGCACCATCCGCTGCGGTGGTGGCGGCGGGGCCGGCGGGTCGGTGTTCCAGGCGAACTTCCAGGCGTCGGCGCTCGGGGCGACGGTCGCGGTGACCGTGGGCACGGGAGGCCCGGGTGGTGCGGCGAGGACGACGGACGACACCGATGGCGTGGCCGGGACCGCCGGGGGTGTGACCCTGTTCGGTCTGATCGGCCGTGTTGGAACCGGTGGTGCGGGCGGTGGTGGTACGGCGACGGCGGGCACTGGGGGCAGCACGGGCAGCGGCACTGTGACCGGGGGTGGTGGCGGTGCGGCGTCCGCAACCGGGGGCGCGGGCAACAGTGGCGGCGCGGGGGTGCTCGCGGGCCCGGGTGGGGGTTCTGGTGGTGGCATCACGGCGGCCAACGCGGCGGCCGCGGGTATCGGGGGCGGCGGCAACGGGGGCTCGGTGTCCGGCGCTGGCGGGTCCGTGGGTGGTGCTGCACCCACCCCGGCGGCGGATTCCGCGGCGGGCTCTGGCCTGTCAGGTGGTGGCGGTGGCGGTGGTGCCGGGTCGATCACGGCGGCCGCGACCGCGGGCGCGGCCGGTGCCCTGTACGGGGCGGGTGGGGGTGGCGGTGGCGCCAGCCTGAACGGCAACAACTCGGGTGCGGGGGGCGCGGGCGGGAACGGCATCGCCATCGTGATCTCGTTCTTCTGAACCCGGGAACGGCAACGCCCCTCACTGCCTTCGGGCGGTGAGGGGCGGCTTTCGTACGTCCGGGATCAGGAGCGGCGCCACCCCAGCGTGGTCAGCCAGCCGCCCACGCCTCCCGCGCACGCGAGCAGCACCACCACACCGACCGCCGCCGGGTGGCCGGTCGTCCACATCGTGACCGTACGGACGACGACCCACACCCCGGCAGCCACCACCGAGAGGCAGTATGCGAGCGTTCCGACACGTGCCAGGACGTCGGGCCACCAGGGCGCGGGCACGGCTACTTCTTCTCGGGCGCGGGCTGGGGCTCGACGGGCTTCGTCCACCCGCCCGCGGCCGGATCGTACTCGCGGGCATGCTCGTCGGTGTCGCCGGGGCGCTGATCCTGGCGTGTGGGCATCTTCGGCAGGGGCATGATCGGGGTTACCTGTTCTCTCGCGGGATGGGTGGACCGGGGCGGGTGATGTCTTGGCGGATGGCACCCGCCCCGGGGTCTAGCGGTGGGTGATCAGGAGCAGCAAAAGCGCGGTGAGGACGATCACGGCCCAAGCGGCGGCGCGCGCGTCCACCGGGCGGCGCCGGGCGCGCTGCAAGTGCTCCCCGTCAGGGACGTGCCCGCCGTGACGACGGCGCCGGTGCGCGTCCCGCACATCGAGGACCTCGGCCCGTGTGCGCACGGGCAGGCTCGTCGTACGGCAGGAGTCACACCGGTACCGCCACACGGCCTACACGCCCCCCGAGATTGGCCCGAGAGCGGCCCGAGAGTGGTCCGAGGGCGGCTGAGATTCCTGCTGGTCAGAACCGCTCTCGGATGGTTGAGAGGGGGACGCCTGCCCCTTCCGGGGGAGGGCCAGGACAAGGGCCTCAACATCAGCCCGACGGACCCCCGAGCGGCCCTCAATACCGTCCACGGACAGGGTGCGCTGGACGGGCACGGCGACGGCCTCAAGGAGGGCGCCCATATAGACCCGGGGAAGGCCCGCGAAGAGGGGGTGCGCGGCGACCTTTCGGTGCAGCTCGCCGAGGTGCACACCGTTGCGGTGGCGGGTGACTTCCTCGAGGAGGACGAGGAGCGTGATCCGGTCCCGCTCGAGCAGGTCTTCCTCGGGCAGTCCCTTCGACTCCTCGAGCGGCTTCTGCTCGAGCACCTTCGGGGCCGGTCCGGGAGCAACCCACCAAGCGGCGATGAGCAGCCCGACCAGCCCCACCCCGGCGGCGGCCGGCAGGTACGGGGCGACCTTCGGGCCGGCGGTGACCAGCACGCCGACGGCCACGACCCCGGTGACGCCGAGGGCGAGGAGTCCGCCCGCGATGCGCTCCGCCATGTCGGCCATGGGTGTGGCCTTGGGCGGAGGCGCCTTCTTCGCCTTGCCTGGGGTGCTCTTGGCGTCGGTCGTGGCGGGCTTCCCGGTCTTGGCCGGGGGCTTGGCTGCCTGCTCGCCGAACGCGGCCTTGAGCGCTTTGCCGAGCAGTCGGAACAGGCCGCGGCCGAGGACCCCGAACCCCGACGCGAGGGTCCGGGCGGTGGTCTTGCCGGGCAGATAGGGGCGCAGGCGCGGTCGGGCGAGGGCCCGCCGGGATGACGGCTCCCCCGCCTCCGCATCCTCGATGATCTTGCCGAGGAGGGTTCGCGCACCCATCACGCACCGCCGGTGAAGTGCCCGACGACCATGCGGATGATGTTCACGAGGATCCCCCACACCCCGCCGGCCGTGCCGTACACCGCCGCCGCGGCGATCCCCAGCAGGCCGGGCCAGATGAGGCGTTTCCAGTGTGGGCCGAACGTCAGCAAGGTCAGGACCAGGGCGATGCCGCCCTGCCCGGGGTTCCCCAGACCGCTCCCCGGGCCGAGGACGGAGGTGGGCACCGACCCGATGTTGGCCGCGGTCGAGGCCCACGCCCCGCCTGCGGCGATCCACAGGGTGCCGGTGAGGATCCCGAACGCGCCGATGCCGTCGCGGTGGGCGACGACCTTGAACCGGTCGGCTTTGCGGACGCCGAGGATCATCGCGACGGCGCAGGCCAGGGCGAGCCCGGACAGGGTCATCGTCCCGAGGAGCTGCCCGCCGTGGATGCCCTGCACGGTGGCGGGGGCGGCGGTAAGCATGCTGGTCACTGGGGTACTCCGGGTGCGTAGAGGGCGATGGCCAGGACAGCGCTGGCGAGGGGGATGCGGCAGGCCCACGCGAGCGGCGGCCACCACCCGCGGGTACGGCCATCGAGGAGCGCGGTGCCGAGGATGAGACCGCCGCCGAGGCACAGGGCCGCGGTGGTGCCGGACTGCCGGCCGCAGTCGGCGACCCAGCCGTGGAACAGGGGGGCGAGTCCGAGGTACCAGCCGGCCGTGGCGGCGGCGCCGTTGGTGAGGAGCCAGCGGGTGCGCCGGTCAACCTGGCCCCAGGTGGTGTGCAGTTCGCGAGCGGGGTTGCGGCGGTCGCGTCGTACGACGGCCGGGGTGGACTCGTCGACGGGCTCGGCGTCCTCCCACTCCGGGTCCGCCTCGGGCTGCTCCGTGGGCTCGGGCACCGCCTTGGGTGCGGCCGGACGGCGCAGCGGTGGGATACGGCGGCGCCGGGGCGTGGCCGCACCGTGGTGGTCGTCGGTGTCGTCGTACAGGCGGTCCCACCACTCGTCACCGGATGCGGGTGCAGCCGGGGGCTGCGGGGTGTATCCGAGACCGCGCTTGCGGAGTGCGTAGCGGATGCGGCGCTCATCGGCACCGGGGGTGGTGGTCACGAGGCTTCCTTGTCGAGTGCGTCGCGGATGCGCATGGCCCGGGGCTGCCCGACTCCGTAGGTGCGCTGGATGCGCCGCAGGCTCATGGGGCCGTGTGCGGCGAGTGCACGGGCGTGCTCGATCAGCTCGGCGTCGGATGCGGCAGACGTCGGCACGGGGGGCTCAGTCCGGGCGGGGGGTGCGACTGGTGCATCCGGGTGCGCATCCGCCCTGACCGCTGTCGACACGGGCAGCATCGGTGCCAGGTGCAGTTCGAGTGCACCCGCCGGGTGCGGGGGCGGGGCGAGTGCGGTCGCCTCGGATGCAGCCCGGTCGAAGCCTGTATCCGGCTGCACCTCGGGGGCATCCTGAATACGCTCCAGCGCGTCGTGGACCTGCCGCATGAGTGCACCGAATGCGATGAGCGCAGCCGTCGGCGGCACTGCGGCGACGATGTAGTTGAGGGGAGATGCACCGGATCCGACACCGCTGATGTTCAGCGCAACCGATCCGACGGAGCCGAGTGCGGCGAGTGCGATAGCCCAGGGGTCGACACGGCCCTTGAGGGAAGCCCGGAGGATCAGGCTCTCGCCGACGAGGATGAACCCGTCGATGGTGCCGGGCCAGGCCCAGGCTCCGTTGCCACTGAGTCCGTGGCCGCCTGCGATGTGGTGGAGGTGGTCGTAGGACAGCCAGAATCCGGCGCCGGTGAGGACGACCGTGACGACGCCGGCGCTGATGGCGAGTGCGGTGGTGGCGCGGCGGTGGGGGTTCACGACGCTCCTCGGCGTTGTGGGGGTGGGGACCGCGCCCGGCGGCCGGGAGGGGTGGCGCCGGGCGCGGCGGTCCGGGGTTAGCGGCGGTCGGGGATCGTGTCGTCGGTTTCGGTGACGGTGAGGTCCGGGATGTGATTCCGGATCCGGCCGATCCGTTCTTTGGCGAAGTCCGGGGCGTTGGTGCTGAACTCATCGAGGTGCTTGCCGTCTGGGCCGGTGACCTTGTACCGGGTGACCTTGAAGTCCACGGTCGGCTCCTGGTGGTTACTCGTTCCAGCGGGGGCGGTTGGTCTGGTCGCGGCGCTGCCGTGCCTTGGAGTCGCGGGAGTTCCGGGCGACCCGGAGTTGGTGGTCGGCGGCGCGCTGCAGGGACTGGGCGTCGGTTTTGGGGGTGCTGCGTCCGCCGAGCCAGGAGAACCGGCCGGTCACCGGCGGTGCTGGGTGTGGGGGGTGGCGGTGAAGTGCCCGCCGGGGTTGGCGTCTTCGCGTTGCTGGTAGTCGCGGTTGCAGGCGTCGACGGTCGCCTCCTCGTAGGCGACGGTGTTGGGCTGGTGCGCGGGGGTGGGCTCGGGGTCGGGGTGATCGCTACGATTCGTCACGGACTCGCCTCTTCGTCGTGGTTGTAGGTGGGTCTGGCCCCGGCCATGTGGAGCTGCGAACTCCGGCCGGGGCCGTTCTCGTTGAGCAGCGTGGGCTGCCTTCCATCACTGTAGGGGGTTCCCCTACAATCTGGGAAGCGGCCCGCCCACAGAGAGGGGCCGGGCGTGAGCGAGGAGGCGCATCGGGTGTTCGATGCCATGGAGGCGCTGGGGCAGATTGCCGATCCGGTGGAGCGCGCCAGGGTCCTGACGGAGGTGCTGAAGGGACTGCCCGCTCACAACCGGCGGCTGAAGGAGGCGCGGCAGGCCACGTTCCAGGAGCTGCTGGCGCGCCCGGGCGCGACCCTGCGGAGCGTCGGGATCGAGTTGGGGATCAATCACGGGTCGGTGCAGGACATCGCGAAGGGCTACTCGGGGTCCGGCACGAAGCGGCCGAGGACGCCCCCGCCGTCACTCAGCGATGGGAGCAGTACATGACCGCGTTCGACCCCCGCAGCCCGAGCATGCGGTTGTGGCACCGTCTTCTGGCAGGCGGCGCCACGGAGGACGAAGCCACCGCGCTGATGAATGGCTACGCCCACGAGTTGGCGGAGAGACTGATCTGTGACGAGAAGGCCGGGGTGGCCGTGTACAGGCCGGGCCTCATGTGGGCTGCCGAGGTGATCGACCCGCAGCCCGATGACGAGGAGAGCAGCAGCGCATGAGCGAGGAGCCCGAAGCTGCCGAGCAAGAGGAAGCGCCCGATCTTGCGCACTCCGAGGAGCAAGGAGTGCGCCTCCTCGTGTATCCGGGGACGCTGGAGTTCATCGGCTCGCTTTACCCGCCGAACCTGATGCCACCAATCTGACCCGGAGACGACATGACGACCGATCCACCACCCTCACCACAGCGCAAGGGCAACAGGTCGGAATGGTGGCCGCTTGTCGCGGCGCTCGCGGCCTCCCTCGCACTCGGCGAGACGTATGCCGTCCACGACATCCTCACGACCACACCGCGCAACACTGGAGACTGGCTGATCGGTGTCCTCGCTGCCGGCCCGGCTCTCGCTGGAGTGATCTTCATACCGCTCCTGATCATCGGCGGACTGATCGCGATGATGAGATTCCCACGATGAGCGATCTGATCGAGTTCCTGCGGGCCCGGCTGGACGAGGATGCGCTATGGGCCACCGAGGCAAGCCGCCGCAACGACGGCCCGGCCGTTGAAAGCGGCGTCCACTGGCAGTGGGAGGACGCCGACGACAAGGTGTGCCAACCTGCCCCCGACACCGAGGCGTACATCGCCGACGGTTTGACGACGGTCTCGCTACGCAGCCGGGAAGAATGGCCCTCCCGCGTCGGCAACCTTCCGCAGTTCGCGATCTCTACCGCTGAGGAGGTCCCGACTGCCGTCGGCGCCCACATCATCCGCCACGACCCGGCGCGGGTGCTGCGCGAGGTCGAGGCCAAGCGGGCCGTCCTCGCCCAGTACGAGAGCGCGCGCGAACAGGTGCGACACCCCGTGAGTGCCGAGAACCGCGCGGCTGCCCGCGTGGCACAGGGCGAGTTGGAAGACGTGCTCCGCCTGCTGGCCGCCGTGTACGCCGATCACCCGGACTACCGCGAGGAATGGCGGCCATGAGCGACGAGCAGGGCACCCACTTCTGGTTTATGTCGCTGATCCTGCCGAATGCGGCAGGCTTCGCCGCCTACCGACGCGTGGGGCACTGCACACCGGAGCCCGGCGCCACCAGGCTCGATCTGTTCGACATGCTGCTGAACATGGTGAAAGAAAAGTCGCCTGAGCTAAACGATGGTGCTGTCGTCATCTCGTTCGATATCCAGCCCAACAAGCTCTGAGGCCCCGACGCAGTACCGCCCGTCACCGCGCTGTTGGCGGGGCGTTGTCGTGTCACAACCCGGCCACAACCCGGACGGGCCCACCCACCCCTGCCCATACTCGCGCGCATGACCGACACCGCCACGAAGCCGTGGATCCGCCGCAGGACCACCATCATCGGGTTCGTACTGATCGCGTTCATCGCGTGGACCCTGGGCGCGCAGGAGTGGACCGCGAAGGACTGCGGCACATGGCAGGGCTACGGCCTCGTCGTGTCGCACTTCGGGACACCGGACCATTACGAGGGGTGCGAGGGCGAGCCGGGCGGGCCGGCGTACACGGACGACTACCAGGGCTGACACTGGCCGCCATCGTCACCCGTTCGGGGGATCCGGTGGGCGTCCGGGGTCCGCGCCCCGGTGAGTCGGGCAGCATCCAGGGGTCCGCGAGTCTGGGGAGGGGTACGTGCAGGGATTGTTCGCACCGGAGTCGGAGTTCAGCCGGTGGGTGAGCAACCGGGCTGACGAGGTTGCTGCGCTCAAGGGGAATCCAACGAGCGCGGCGTTGGCGGCGTGCCAGACGGCCACGCTGCACGCGATGGGTGGTGTGGCGTTGCCGCCGTTGTTTGCTGCCCGGGTGGCGCAGGTGCTGTGTGTGTCGGTGGAGGTGTTGCGGGAGGCTTTCCCGACCCCACCGGACGGCTGACGCGCGGAAGGGCCGTACCGCCGGGGGGAGTCGGCGGCACGGCCCAGGTTGTCCCGGGTGCGCGGTGGGTGCGCGCACCCGGGCGGCACTCAGGCCGTGGCGGCCGGGTAGACAGGCCATCCACCCATGCCGGTCGGTCGGTCGGAGCTGGGTTCGCCGACGTCGGCGGGGCGGTGGGCGTCGATGGTGCGGCGCAGCCAGTCGGACATGTCGGCGGCGGGCGGCCACAGTTCAGCCGCGTCGCTCCACTCGACGGTGATGTCGACGCGGGTGATGTCGCGGCGGAGGCCGTATTCGAGCCGCAGCCCGATCGGTTGGCGGGTGCGGCCGACGAGGTTGGTGAGCTTCGGAGCGTCGGTGAGGTCAATGCGGACCCGGTGATGTACCTCGCGGACGGTGGCAGTGGGCACGGCGGGCTCCTTCGGGCGGCTTCGGGTTCGGTGACGGGCTCGTCGTCCCAGCGCTCGGTCCAGTAACGCCGGTCCTCGACCGCTACTTCGGCGGGCGTGTCCTGGGCAGGCGGGGGAGCGGGGGCGGGGGCGGCCATCAGACGGTCGGAGCAGGCGACGCGATGGCCCGCTGGAGGATGGTGCGAAGCCCGGATGCGACCTCGGGGGTGATGCCGTCCCGGTCGTCGCTGAGGTAGTCGAGGGCTTCCTCGACGCCGTACCGGTACTCGGCGGCGATCCGGGCGGCGCGGCGGCCGTTGACGGCGTGGGCGCAGTCGCCGTTGGCGCACTGCTCGGCGTGGTTGGCGTTGTCCTCGACGCTGGTGCGGTCGGTCATTGGTTGGTCCTTCCCTTGGTTCGGGCTGAGTGTCTCGTGGGGTGCGCGGTGGGGGCACGCACCCGGAAGGCACTCAGACGAATCAAGCGATCCGCTTGGGGGACTCCGGACCGCGCGGACCGCCGTCCTCAAACTCGGAGTGCTGCCATACCTCGCCGTTCGGCTCTATGCGGATGTACGCCCGACATCGGGGCTTGGAGGGCTCGAAGTCGAGGCCGTGGTGGCGGGGGGTCAGGTACTGGGTTGCACCCTCGGCGGCCGCGACCTGCTGCGCCATGCGGATCATCCCGGCGCGGTCGGCGCATTTCGCTCGAATTCTGCTGGCCATCTTGATCTCCCTGCGGCTGGTGGCGGGCTGCGGTCAGGCGGCGTGTGCGTAGCGGGTGCCGCGTTCGTCGCGGGCGATCTCGTACGCGGTGAGCGCGGCGGGGGTCCGGAAGACGGGGGCGGCGGTCACCGGGCGGTCGGTGGCGGAGGTGGCGCGGGGGACCAGGTACGCGGTCCGGTGCGCGGTGTAGCTGAGGACGCGGTCCAGGCGGAACGAGCGGCGCTTGCCGGTCTCGCGGTCCATGCCGATGAGGAGGACGTTCCCGGCGGCGGTGACCTGGATGTCGTACAGCTCAAGGGTGCGGATCGTGGGGACGAGGTTGCCGGTCTTGCGGCCGCGCTCGTCCTTCTCTTCCTTCAGCGCGGTGATGGTGACGGGGTGCTGGCGGTCCATCGCGCGGTAGAGGTCGGTGAGGGTCCGGGCGCTGGTCTGGTTCTTGGTGAGCTTCATCCGGTCCCCCGTGGTCGCCGCTTGTTTCTGTAATACAAGAATGCGCTCGACCGGAGGTTATGTCAACCCCCAATCCCAGATCAGTTCGGGTTTCTGTAATACGCCCCCGAACATGGCGACGCCCGGCGACCCCAAAGGGCGCCGGGCGGAGCGCTCCCGTCAGCCCAGCAGCAGGCTGTCGTCAGAGAAGGGGCTCGTGAAGCGGCTGTCGGGGTGGGTGCCGACATGCCCGTCGCCGCCCCACTCGTTGCGGTTGTGGGTACCCCGCTTGTTGAGGCGGCGGATGCAGGTGTGGCCGTCCCGGCTCATCAGCCCGCACTCGCCCTCCCGGGCCAGCGGGTTGCGGAACGGCGCCCGGGCCCGCGCAGGGGTGATGCCGGCGTCGATGAGGGCCTGCGCGTATTCGCTGAGCGCTTCGGCGAACAGTTCGCTGGCGCGGGTCGCCTCGACTTCGGTGAGGACGGCGGTGCCGGGTCCGGAGCAGGTCTCGTTGCGGGCGTTGCGGATGGTGGCGCAGGAGGACCAGCCGTTGCCGATCTCGACGGTGGCTGCGCAGTCGGTGCAGGTTCCTTCGTACACGAGGGCGTGGTCCCGGGACGGGCGGGGGAGACGCTTCCAGGTGAGGGCGTGGCCGTTCGCGGCGGCAGTCTCATTCATGTGCTGCTTGCCGAGGGTCCACCACTGCTGCGCCATGTCCGTCTCCCCTGCCTGCGGTCCGTTTCTGTATTACAAGAATGCTCCCATCCGTCGAGCTTGTCAACACCCAACCGCAGATGAGACACTGTTCCTGTAATACAGACCCGAGAGGATCACCCCATGGCCCGCCCCGCCACCGGCAAGACCCCCGGCAAGACCTTCCGACCACCCAAACCCCTATGGGCCGAGGTGATGGAGTACGTCAAGGCAGAAGAGCGCCCCTACGGGGACGTCATCATCGAGGCCCTTCACGACTGGCTGAACAAGAAACGACGCGAACACCCCACCGCGCCGACCGACCTCTAGCCGCCTGCCCGCGCCCGGGTGCGTCCTGGCCGCCGCGCCCCGTCCCCCTCATCCACCAGGGAGACGGGGCGCCGTTTGCGTTATCCTCGGAGCGCCCCGCCCATGGTTGGTATCCGAGCAGGCAGACGTTTCCGGTCGCAAGATGTGGCCCTCACCGTGATCCGGTGGGGGCCTCGTCGCGTCGGGCTACCCTGGCCGTGCGGCATCCGGGTGCGAGACCCGGCGCATGCGATCCGGACGCGCGAGAGGCTGCCCCGCCTGGCGGGACTACCCCTGTGCCGCACTCAACCCGACTTGAAAACCGGCCCGCCAAATTCAAGGTTCGGGTCACCACCGGCGCGTCGGGGCCTTGTGCTACTGGTCTGGGTCCAACTGGTAGATCACCGGGACCTACGCCCGCGCGGTCTCCCGCTCCACCGCGACCCGCCACTCCGCACGCAACCTGCCCAGCTCGGCCAGCGCCTCCGGAGTCCACACCGTACGGCCCTCGCACAGCTGCCGTATCCGCTGGTTCAGCTCAGCCGCACCAGGGCACACCGGGGCCGGGGAACAGGACGGACAGGGCATGCCACCAGCCTACGGGCCGACGATGTACACCCGGTATACGCGCAGGCCGGACGGCATATACCAACCCCCACCAACAGGATCACCCCCACAAGCACCCCCGCCCGGCGTACCGTGAAAGGACAACTCTCTGGCGGGGGTACCCACATGGCACGCGAAAACAGCCCCATCGGCGACCGCATCCGCGTCCTACGCGAATTCCGCGACGTCACCCAACAAGAACTCGCCGACCGCGCCGGCTGCTCCATCGACACCATCCGAAAACTCGAACAGGGCGTACGGCAGTCCGCTGCACTAGCCACCCTCCGCGCCCTCGCACGCGCCCTGGACGTCGAACTCGAACGCCTCCTAGGACAGCCCACCGTGACCAGCTCCGCGCCGGACGACGGCGGCCTCCTCGCACTCCGCGACGCGATCCAGGACGTCGGCGCGATCCCCGGCGTCCTCACCGCCGACCTCGCCGACGACCCGCCCGACACGGGAGCGTGGCTGGCGTCCGTTGCGCACGCCACGAACCTCTACTGGCAGGGCGGCTATTCCGAGCTGTCCGGTGTGCTACCGCTGCTGCTCCGCGACGGGCGCGCGGTCGCCCGCGACACCGCGGGCCACGACGCCGAACGCGTCTGGGGGCAACTGGCATTGTCGTATCAGCTCGCCGCGTCCCTGGCCACACAGTCCGGGCACACCGACTGGGCATACCAGGCCGTCGAGAAGCAGCTCCAGGCCGCGGAGCGCGCGAGCGACCCGCTGATGTCCGGCATGGGCGTGTCCACGCTGAGCTGGGTGCTGCTCCGCCAGGGCCGGTGGGAGCAGGCCCAGCAGGTCGCGGAGACGAAGGCGGACTCCCTGGAGCCGTCGATCCGCCGGGCGACCGCATCTCAGTACGCCGTGTACGGGAACCTGCTGATCGCCGCGGCGACGCCGGCCGCACGCCGGGACCAGCATGATGAGGCGTCGGAGCTGATCAACCTCGCCGAGGCCGCCGCCACCCGCAGCGGGCCCACCCGGGCGTACGGCAGCGCGTTCAGCGTGGTGGACGTGCAGACGCAGGCTGTGAACGTCGCCTTGGCCGGCCGCCGGTCCCGCCCGGAGGTCGCCTTGCGCCTCGCTGCCCGCGTCGACTTGACGGCTATCAGCCGCCCGGTGCACGCCGCGTCGCACCGGGTGGACGTGGCGCACGCGCAGTACGCCACTGGGGACTCCGACGGGGCGTTGGGGACGCTGCTTGAGGTAGAGGCGGTGCAGCCGGAGTGGATCCGTTACCAGACCCTCGCGGCGGCGACGGTGCGGGAGATGTTGGAGGCGGAGCGGCGGAAGAACACCCCACTGAGGGGGCTGGCCGCCCGGCTCGGTGTCGAGCCCGCATTGTGAAGTAGGACGCCTTGTCCTACCCGGGCCGTATTCTGGTCGGCGACTGGTGAACCCTGTCCCTGTGCTGTGACCACGCACGTACGTAGCGTGATCACTAAGGCTGCGGCACTGCCCCCCACTCCCGCCAGGACCCCGGGGCGGTGCCGCGCACCGGACGCACAGGGGACACGCCATGCCGGACACGGACATCACGCACAGTTTCACCCGCGCACAGGCCACCGCCGTACGCCTCCGCGAACGCCTCACCGCCCTCGGACTCACCGACACCGAGGTCCGGCAGATACTCCCCACCGGCGACATCAATGGCCGCCCCATGGTGCGGTTCGGCGTGATGTCCCTGGACTCGGCCGAGTTGATCCTCGCCGCGCTCACCCCGGCCGAGGAGCTGACGTCGTGATGGCCGGTGGCCGTACCGCAGTGCGCACGTGCGCACGTTGCCAGGAGCCCGTCGCTCCCGGTACCGGGAGGCTGGTAGGGGTCGACCAGGGCACTACGGCCTCACCCGACATCCTCATCCACAAGCGGTCCTGCGAGCCGGTCTACGTCCGCCGGAGCCAGGGATGAGCGGTGGCCACTACCTCGACACCGGCAACGGGCCCCGCCCATTGGCCGTGACCACAGCCCGGATGGCGGACGGCGCCGTACAGATCGCGTACCAGGCGTACATGGACCACCGGCCGGGCTGCTCCCAGTGTGAACACCACGCCCTCGTGTGCGGCACCGCCCGGGAGTTGTGGGACGCGTACATCGCCGCGCGGCGCTCCACCCCATGAACCGGGCCGCCGGCGGGACGGCAAATGGCCGCCGGTTGGTCCTGCGCCTGCGTGTACGGAACCCCCTCACCGGCACCTGCCGGGCGTACACGCAGGCGCAACCCGGCGCAGATTCACCCGATCGGGTGACGTACGCATAGTTGCCCCGGGTATCCGCATTACGAGACGGTGATGGGCCGCTCCCCGCCGCTAACCGCGCACCAGATGAGACAGAGGAACCCCGAGCGCATTCGCGATCATGATCAGGTGGTCGAGACGCGCAGAGGCGACGCCGGTCTCGATTCGCACGATCGTCACGCGGTCGAGGTCGGCTCGCTCGGCAAGGCGCTCCTGAGTCATCCCGGCGTGCTCGCGGGTCTGGCGGATCTGGACTCCGATCGCCCGGCGGCGCTGGAGCACCTGCTCGGGAATGGGATCGGTAGGCACTTGATCAACGCTCTGGGCGACAAGATCGAATGTCTGTAGCGTCAACGCCACACTTCGACTCCGCCGCCCCTGCGTTCACGGGCGGCGGTGTCACGCTGGAGGTTCTGCGAGGTGCCTCTACCGTCAGGATGACGGAGGCGTGACCGCAGCGGGGTCGTCCGACTCACATCGGGCGACCCCCTGTGCGGGTTCCGCGATCCCCTCTACAGTCAAAGATAGTTCATTGCACATCGCTTAACTCCGAACAGCAAAGACGCAGTTCAGCACATCGCCCAGGCTCGCATAGTGCGCGACTACCTGGACTGAGCCGGGCTAAACAAAACGCCACTGACCAGCAACTATGCTGGGAAGTGGCGTTTTGCATGTTCAGCACACCGCTCTCAGGCAAGATATCTCCATGGACAGCGAAGAGCTCAACTCGATGCTCGACTCCTGGCTCCTCCATCTGCGGGCCGAACGGAAAAGCGCACAGACCATCAAGACCTACGGCGACGGCGTACGGCGCTTCATGGCGTGGGCCGAAGCAGCAGAGGTCGAACCCACCCTCACCAGACCAACCGTCAACGCGTTCATCGCAGGGATCCTCGACGACGGCAACGGGGTCCAGGCATCAACGGCACGATCCCGGCAGCTCGCCCTGCGACGCATGTCGGCGTGGCTCAAGGACGAGGGAGAGATCGAAACCGACGAGCTGGCGGGCCTGAAGCCGCCCAAGCTAGATAGCAAAATTGTTCCTGAGCTGACAGATGACCAGCTCCGCGGCCTCATCACGGCCTGCAAGGGCGCCGACTTCCGAGAGCGGCGCGATGAGGCGATCGTACGCCTCATGACCGAGACTGCGGCCCGGGCCGGCGAAGTCGTCGCGATGACCCTTCCGGATGTCGACCTGAAGGAGGGGCTGGTCGCGGTCCGCCGCGGCAAGGGCGGAAAGGGCCGCATGATTCCGGTCGGTCCGCAGACGGTCCGCGCGATCGACCGCTACCTGCGCCTGCGACGGTCCCACCGCCTCGCACAGGCCGGGTCATCGCTGCTCTGGCTCGGAGACCGGGGGAAGGGCTTCACGTACTACGGGCTGTACAGCGCCCTCTTGTACCGGGCCGAACTGGCGGGTGTCGAGGACTTCCACCCTCATGTGCTGCGGCACACGGCGGCCGGCCGGTGGCTGGCCAGAGGGGGGTCGGAGGGCGGGCTGATGGCCATCGCGGGGTGGACGCGGCGGGAGATGGTCGACCGGTACACCCGGGCTACGTCGGAGCGGCGGGCTGCGGATGAGGCCAGGTCCCTGGGTCTGGGGGACCTGTAGCAGCGGAGGCCCGACCGGGGATCCGGCCGGGCCTTCTGGCGCGTTTCACATGCCGACGAGCTGAAGGCTTCCCACGAGTTTCGGCAGCCGGATGCACAGCAGGGTCAGGGCTTCTGCGCGGCTGATCTGGCGTGGGTCGTAGGCTGCGCGAATCCGGTGGCCAAAGTCCCGGTACATCACGTGCACGCCGTCGTCGAGCAGCTCTTCGTCGAGTTGAACATTGGCCACATGACCCCCTGTCCCGCTGGCGCCGGGCATACCGGTATCGCACTAGCGTTCGATCAGTGCGAGGTGTGGCCACTGTACGACTGCAACCACCATTTACGCAGGATGTGCAGCACATCGCGCGTAGATCGAGCCGATTGTGACACTCCAGAAACCGGTCAGTTTGTAGTACCGGTCAACCATTCGAATCCCATACCTCTTACGCCTCTTCATCCTCCCAGCGCTCTGCGACGCGCTGTGCGAGGGGAGTGCGCGGGACGCCGCTGCCGATGATGCGGAGCAGGGTGGCAGGCGGGCCGGCGGCCAGTTCGGTCTGGGTGTAGCCGATGATCTGAAAATGGGCCGCGGCGGCGATGACTTCGCGGGGGAGACCAAGGCCGACGGCGACAGCGCCGACGAGCTCGGGGGTGATGGTGTACCCCTGATTGTTGATGATCTTCCCGACGAGGCTCTTGCTCGGCGACCATCTCGTCTCGGGGTCGACGGCGGCCTCAGCGAAGTCGCGGGTGGACCATCTCCGGCCGGCGCCGACGTGCTGCTGCACCAGCTCGGTCAGCGCGTCGCGCTGCTGCGCGTCGCCCTGTCCAGGGGTCACGGCTACCTCTCCCGCGCTCATAGTCCACACCTTCCGGCCGAAGTGACCCGATTTATGCAGGTCAAGCGGCACAACCTTTTCGACTAACGGGGCCATTGTCCACGATCGGGGGCGTTGCGGGAGGCCTCGCCCCATCTGCACGCCGATATTGCCGAAAAGCAACCTGCCCACGGTCGTGGACAGCGAAGGAGCGCTGTGCTTTAGTGGGGCTGTCCACGAACGTGGGCAGCACTTCGGAGGCATCTTGTGGCGCATGTTCGACTGCAACTGACCGATGGTGATCTGCTTCGGAAGCTCATGTGTTGGGCTCCCGGCGGCACTCCACTCACAGTCAGGGCGCTTGCGTCGCAGGTGGGCGTGTCAAAGAGCAAAGTTCAGGCGCTCCTCACCGGAGACCGCGCAACGGTGGATCGCGACACGGCGCACCGGATCGCGAAAGCTGTCGGCGTTCACGCTGGCGCTCTCTTTTTTGAGCCACTGTCCACGCCCATGGGCGTGGACACCCCCCAGGAGGATCGGAATGACCACCAGCGAACAGTCGATGCGGATGCGCGTAGCAGCGCACCTGAGCTGGGCGAACACCCCCGACAGGTCCGCCCGCACCAGGGCGGCACGCGAGGCGAGCCACTACACGCGGTTCGTCACGAAGGCCCGCGAGATGAACCCGACCGGCAGCGAAGAGGAGATCAACGCCGCCGCTAAGTCGCTGCGGAAGGCCCACTACACCGACCTGTCGCTGCGGTCCGCGAAGGCGCGCCGGCTGAAGGGCGCCGCGAAGAAGGCGGCTCGGGAGCGGGCGGTCGCGGATGAGATCGCCGCGTACTCGGCGGCCAAGTCCGCCTGACCCCTCATGTGGCGCGGGGCCGATCAGCCCTGGACGGCTGACCAGCCCCACTCGGCGCCGCACCCCATGACCCATCTCACGGAATGAGGCGAACGCCTTGAAGAACAACCCTATCGGGAGCCCGTACCCGACAACGATCAGCGAGCAGCAGCCCGCCATCGACGCGCTGATGGCCCTGACTGCCCTGTTCGGTTCGCTGCCCCCGGCGTACATCACCGTCACGGACACGGCCGGTAACCACGTCGCCCTCCAGCTCGACAGCCCGCACGACTTCGAGGTCTGGCGCGAGGCGCTGCGGATCCCGCCGGGTTCGGTGTCCTGGCACGTCTTCAACGCGTCGGTGTGGATCTCCGCGTCGACTGAGGTGTATGGCGCCGTGGTCGGGCTTTCTGGTCACAACGTGCCGGTGTCGTCCGAGGTGGCGAAGGTGTCGCCTGCGGAGGATGCGGAGCGGCATCAGTTGGACGACGCGGCTGAGGCGGAGTTGGCGGCGGACCCGGGTCTGCCGTCGGCGTGGTCCGCTGCGGCGGTGTCGGCATGAACGCGGCGGCCGTAGAGCAGCTGTCGCGTGCCATCCACGCGGCGATGCCGACCCACCGGACCGCCGCCGGGATCGCCTTCGCGATCGAGCCGGTCGTGATCGAGCCCCTGCGGCACCGCATCGCCGAGCTGGAGACCGCGGCCGGTCTGGTTGCCGAGTACCGGGTGCCGACGGGCGACGGCAAGTGGCTGTCCGTTCGGCGCGAACCGTGCGGCAACCGGTGGCTGATCGCGCAGTCTTTCGGGCACTCGCCGATGCGTGTGTGGACCGGCGAGCGATGGACGTCTTGGGGCCTGGCGGGCGATGCCGAGCTGTGGGCCTACGACTCCGCTGATGCTGCGCTGTCCGAGGCGACCCGTCTGGCCGCGCTTCCCGGGAGCGCGTCGTGATGGCCGCCGCCGGGATTTGGTTCCCCGGGAAGCCCCGCGCCCCGAGGCCGGGTGATGACGATGACCAGTGACCTGATCCTCGCCGCGTCCGTCGGTGTCGTCCTGACCGCTGTGGGGGCGTCCCTGCTGGTGGGTTATGAGGCGGGGCGGACGGAGCAGATCGCGGCTGGTTGGCGTGAGGGGTGTGCGCAGTTCGCGAAGTGGTGGGCGAAGGCCCGCCCGGTGCTGCGTGCGGTCCGGGTTGCTGTGTGGCGGTGGCTGCTGGCACAGGTGCTGCTGCCCGCGCACGGCTGCCACCGAGGGGAGGCAGCCCGATGAGCGCCCGCACCCGTACCCCGGACCGCGTCGAGACCACCGAGGACGGCCGGAAGCGCACCGTCATCACGATGCAGCGCTGCTGCAACGGATGCGGTGAAGCCCTCGGCGACGTCACCGACTACGAGGTCAACCACGCCATCGCAGGGCTCCCGTTGCCCGACGTGCGCGGCGAGTGCCCGCGCTGCTCGACGGGCGGCACCTCGTGACCGCCGTGTGGGTCGTGATCGCCGTGTTCGTCGCGGTCAACGCCATCGCCGTGATCGCCGGATACCGGCACCAGACCGCCCGCCGCCGCCACACCAACCACAAGACCGGGGGACCCCGATGACCGGACCCGAGCACTACCTCGCCGCCGAAGAACTGCTTCTCACCGCCGACGCCTACGACCAGGACCACGCGCCGCAGACTGCCGCCGCCCGCCGCGCCACCGCGCAGGTGCACGCCACCCTCGCGCTCGCCGCCGCCACGGCCACGCAGGCGGACGTCTCTGCGACGGTCGCGGGCATCAGCCACACCGACGTGGACGCCTGGGACGACGCCATCTGCTCGGGCAGCGCCTACGACGGCATGACCAACGCCGACGTCGTGGGTGCCGACGAGCTGCACGAGATGGATCAGGCCGCCGAGTTCGCCCACGACGCCGCCGACGACGAGCGCCGCGCCGAGGCCGGTGAGGGTCAGTGAGCCTCAACGCGATGCTCCGCATCTTCCCCGCCGCCGCCACCACCCGCCCGGCCCGGCTCCGCGCCGACCGCATCCGCCGCGACACCCTCACCCAACTCGCCGCCGCACTCGCCGAGGACCACGACAGCAGCGTGCAGAACGCCCTCGACGAACTGATCGACGCCGTCGCCCACGACGCACCGGACGTGGAGATCGACGCACTCGTGCAGGACCTCGAGGACGTGGCCGACATGGGCCGCCCCGTGATGGGCCTGTCCGATGCGGACGTGCGGCAGCTCGCCGACGAGGCCGCTGCGGCTGTCCGCCCCGTCGGCACGGTCACTGCGCTCCCGCAGCAGCAGGACCGGTGGTCGGCATGACCGCCCGGCAGAGCTTGTACGGCTTCGGCATGAAGGGCAAGGCGCACTCGCCCGACACCTCCGAGCGCATGTCCGAGGAGATCGACGCCTACCGCGCCGAGGTGCTGGCCGAGGCCGCGGACGTCGCCGAGATGGTCGGCAGTGGCTTCCTCGACAACGCCCACAGCGGCGAGGGCAACGGCGCCATGGCCATCGCGGCCGAACTGCGGTCCCGCGCCGATGTCCTCACCCCGGCCGTCCCCGCCGCCGGGCAGGACGACACCAGCACGGCCGAGCCCGACCCCACTCCGATCAGCGCCCGCTGGGACCGCCTCGTCATCCACCCCGACCCGGACAGCGACGACGACACCATCGTCTGCTGCCTCGCCGACGACGGCCGCCCCGTCGCCCTGTTTCTCGACGACGAGCTGCGCGAAGCGCTCGGGATGCTGCTGGTCGACCCGGACGGCGACGACGAGCCCACCGCGCAACCGGACGGCCACGAGCCGGACTGCACCTGCGACAGCGACGACAACACCCACGACCCCGGCTGCGACACCGCCGCTCGCTGGGCCGCCGACACCTACGCGGGCACGCGCGGCGAACCCGGGGACGTGACCACATGACCACCATCCGCCGACGCGCAGCCGCCGAGCCCACACCCACCGGCACCGACCGCATCCCCCAACCCTCCGCCGGCTGGTACCGCGACCCCGTCACCGGCGACAAACTCCGCCGCGTCACCACCATCCTCAGCCTCGGCTGCCCGAAACCCCAGCTCGTCTTCTGGTCCGCGAACCTCACCGCAGAAGACGCCCTCAACACCCTCCCTGCGCTCGTCCACGCATCCCTGCGACCCGAAACCCGCACCGAGGCATACGACTGGCTCCGCAAGGGCCACATCCGCAAGAAGGACGAACGCGCCGACATCGGCTCCGCCGTCCACCGGATCATCGAAGCCCACGTCCTCGGCCAGCCGATGCCAGAAGACGACTTCAACAACCCCGACATGGCCCCCTACCTGGAGAACTTCCTCCGGTGCGTCGCCGACTGGCAGATCACCTTCGAAGCCTCCGAGATGGTCGTCGGCAACCGCACCGCCGGGTACGCCGGGACCCTCGACTACCTCCTGCGGTCCCCGCTGATCGCCCGGCTCTTCAAGATCCCGGCGGACACCGTGCTGATGGGCGACACCAAGACCGGCGGTGAGCTGGATGTCAAGGGCGTCTACTCCGAGGCCGGGTTGCAGATGTCCGCCTACCGCAAGGCCGAGGTGTGCTGGCTCCGCGACGGCTCGACCGTGCCCATGCCGGCCACGCATTCCACCGGGGTCGCGCTGCACCTGCGGCCGGAGGGCTACCGGCTCATTCCCGTCAAGTGCGGTGACGACGTGTTCGCCGCGTTCTTGAACGTCCAGCGGAACGCCGAGTGGATCTCCGGCCTGTCCAAAACCGTCGTCGGAGAGGCCCTCGTGCTGCCGACCGTTCCTGAGGAGAGGGCTGCCTGATGCCCATCATCGACCTCCAGATGCGTATGCGGCAGCTCGGCGAGATCCGCATCGGCCGCGTCGTCGACACCGGCCGCATCTCGAAGAAGACGAACAAGCCGATCCTTCGCCCGGAGAAGCTCAAGGCGTTCCGTTTCACCAGTCCGAGCCGCGAGATCCTCGGCCAGGTCGCCACTCTGTACGGCGGCGAGGTCCAGCCCTGGACTCCCGCCAACGGCGGACCGTCCGAGTTCGAGGTGTACAGCGAGGCGACACGCCTGCCCGTCCTCATCCCCCCGCGCGATGCCGTGTCCCAGTGGTACGAGCTGTACGCCGGATCGAAGTGCCAGCGCCGATGCGACGGCCAGACCGAGCACAAGTCCGACCGGCCCTGCATGTGCAACCCCGAGGACCGGCAGTGCTCCATCACCACCCGCGTCAACGTCATGCTCCGCGACGTCGCCGCCCTCGGCCAGTGGCTCCTCATCAGCAAGGGCTACTACGCCGCCGTGGAACTCCCGCCGGCCGCTGAGCTGCTGGCTCAGGTCGGTGGCTACGTGCAGGGCTGGCTCGGCATGGAGGAGAAGTCCGTCGTCCGCGACGAGGGACCCACGCGGTTCATGGTCCCGACGCTGGACGTGGAGATCACCCCGACCCAGCTGATGGCCGGGCAGATCACCGGTGGCCCGGCGGTCACCGCTGGCCCGGAGCGGGTTGCGATCACCGCGGCGCCTTCGGCCGCCCCGGCGGGGCCACCGCGGGACTTCCTCGCCGACGCGCAGAAGGCCGTGACGCAGGCCGACGTCCTGGTCATCTTCCAGGCCGCGAAGGACGCGGGGGCTCCCCTGGACTACCAGGAGAAGCTGAAGGCCATCGGGCAGAGCAAGCCCGAGCCCGCCCCGGCAGCGGAGCCGAACACCGCCTGGCAGTCCGCGGCGGCGGACACGATGACCGACGCCCCGCACAGCGACGACATCGCGGACGCGGAGATCGTCGACGACGCCGACATCCACGAGATCTGGTTCCAGATCATCGCCGCCGCAGGCACCCGCGGATGGACCACCCCGCAGACCGAGGCGAAGTTCGCGGAGCGCAACAGCGGGCTGATGCCGGGCACGGCGCCAGCCGCCCGCCTGTCGGAGTTCCTCGCTGCGGTCAAGGCCGGTGAGGTCGCATGAGCTGGTACACCGACCGCCTCTGCGGATTCGACCTCGAAAGTACCGGCGTCGACACCGACACAGCCCGCATCGTCACCGCCTGCATCGTCCAATGCGGAGGCGGCGTGAACACCCAGTCCGCCTCCTGGCTATCCAACGTTGACGGCGAACCCATCCCCGACGAAGCCGCCCGCATCCACGGCGTAACCACCGAACGCGCCCAAGCCGAAGGCGTCGACCTCCGCGAAGTCGTCGACGAGTTGCTCGCCGGCCTCGCACAGGTCGCCCTCTCCGGTATCCCCATCGTCGCGATGAACGCCCGCTACGACTTCACACTCCTGGACCGCGAGGCCCGCAGGTACGGCATGACGCCGTTGCAGGAGCGCCTCGGTGACGTGTACGTCATCGACCCGTTCGTGATCGACAAGCAGATGTCGCGGCGCCGCGGGTCCCGGAAGCTCGTGGACCTGTGCGGGCACTACCAGGTGCCGATCGGGGAGGCGCACACCTCCGACGCGGACGCGATCGCGGCGTGCCGGGTGGCGTGGCGGCAGGGGCAGCGGTATCCGCAGTTGCAGCCGCTGAGTGTGCAGGAGTTGCACGTCCGGCAGATCGGGTGGGCGAAGGAGCAGGCGGACAGTCTGCGCGCGTACTTCGCCCGTACGCCCGGCAAGGAGTCGTGGGCTCCTGGGGTGCGCGGCGAGTGGCCGCTCATCCCGTTCACCGCCGGGGGGGTGGCGGTCTGATGCCTACCAAGCGGTATTTGGCCCGGCAACTCGCCGACGCACAGCAGCGCAACCGCGAACTCGTAGACCAGCGCGAAGAGGCCCTCGGCGACGCAGGCAGCGAGCACTTCAACACCACACGCCTCGCCAAGCAGCTCAACGAAGCGCGGGATGAGGCCGACGACCTCCGCCGCGAACTGGCGGCCCGCCCGCCAGCCCCGAGCAACGTCCGCAGTGATCAGGCCCGGCTGCGCCAGCGGTTCGCCCTGTCGGAGCGGGCCCGCAGGCAACTCGTGGACCAGATCGAGGAGTTGCGGCGCTGCAACGACGACCTGTCGCGGCAGGCCGTGGACCGTGCGGGGAACCTCGCCGTGCCGGAGGTGACCGGGTGATGTTCACCGTCAGCACCGCGACCGCGTTCACGCTCGCCGCGATCCTCGGCCCCGGCGGCGCGGCCCTCGCGGTCGCATCCCGGTACTGGCCGTGGTGGCGCCACCGCCCGGCCCACACCCCGGCGCTCGGCCTGTCCGAGATGCCCGTGGGCTGGCGGTACTGCCCCGACGATCTCCGTCAGCGCGCCGCAGTGCTTCACACCGATGGTTCCGCCCGGTGCCTGGACTGCGGCACCCACATCCCAGCAGGTGACCTGTGACCGCCCCGACGTTGTTCACCCCCCAGCCCCCGGCCGCCACCTCCCCGGCGGCCGGGCCCCGACCCCTCGTCATCGGCCTCGACGTCGCCATCGGCACCACCGGCATCGCAGGCGAAGGCTGGACCGACCACATCCACGCCACCGCCACCAGCCTCCACGGCCGCCTCCAGCAACAGCTCGACGGCATCACCACCTTCATCCGCCACGCCGACCACGTCGTCATCGAAGGCGCCGCGTTCTCCCGCTCCCATCTCCAGGGCATGGACCAGCTCTCCGCGATGCGGTGGATGGTCCGCCAGGAACTGTGGAAGCGCGGCATCCCCTACGCCGTCGTCCCCCCGGACAACCGCACCATCTACGCCACCGGCAAGGCCCGGTGGAAGGACGACGCGGGCAAGAAGCTGACCCCGGCGCAGGTCAAGGGCATGGTTCGCGACAACGTCAGCGCCCGGTACGGGGTGCAGATCGAAGGCCGCTGGCGGTACGACGAAGCGGACGCGTACACGCTCCTCGCGATGGGCTACGACCGGCTCGGGTGCCCGCTCGCGGAGGTGCCGGCGACGCACTCCCGGTCGCTGGACGGCTGCGACTGGTCCGACTTCCACCGGGCGGTGGCCCGGTGAGGCGCGCCCCGGACACCCTCGAACCCGCCACCAGCTGGCGCGACCAAGCCGAATGCGCCAACGACTACCCCGCCGACTGGTGGTACCCCATCGGCACCAACTTCACCGCCAAAGCCGACACCGCGCGCGCCACCACCATCTGCCAGCGCTGCCCCGTCGCCGTCGACTGCCTCGAACACGCCCTCACCACCCCCGAACCCTTCGGCATCTGGGGCGGACTCACCGAAGACCAGCGCGCCGAGGCCATCCACCAGCGGCGCCTCGCCCGCCGGGCCGCAACCAGGGCCGCCGCGTGAACGCCCCGCTGATCGTCACCGCGACGCTCCGCACCGAATGCGGCGAACACCGCCGTGGTCGGTGGATCCGCCAGCCCACCGCCACCTACCAGTGCAACCGGTGCCTCTACCGGGAGACCGTCCGCGGCGCCGAACGAGTCCGCGCCTTCAACTCCCACATCCGCAACACCCACGACCAAGCCTGCCCATCAGCAGCCAACCCAAGGAGCCACACCGCATGACCGACACCACCGAACAGCGGACCGGCGAAATCGTCGACCTCCCCACCTGGCTCGCCGGACACCTCGCCGGACGCACCGCCGAAGAGATCAGCGCCGAATTCCACGGCCTCCTCGACGCCGTCCGCGAACACGGCAAGAAGGGCTCCATGACGATCACGTTCGTCGTCGAACCCCCCGCCAACGGCGTCGAGTCCGCACCGCTCCCGATCGGTGTGGAGTCCGCCGTGAAGCCCCCGAAGGCCACCGCCCCCAAGGCCCTCTACTTCCTCGACGGCGACGGCAACCCCGTGCGCGACGACCCCCGCCAGATGGCCATCCCCTTCCAGACCGCCCCGACCAACAAGACCTTCAAGGACGCCAACTGATGAGCACCCCCACCGACCTCCAGGCCGTCATCGACACGGCCGTACGCACCGTCGCCCCCGCCGAACTGACACCGGGCAAGGTCTACGCCTTCCACACGCCCAACGGCGTCGAGCAGGTCGACCTCACCGGCCCCGAATACCGCGACCTGCCCGCCCGCAAGACCGGCACCACGGTCGTGCGTGACGCGTTCTCCTTCGACGCCTACTGGGCCAAGCACTCCACCGACAACAGCGAGATCTACGCCGACGCCGACCGGCTGTCCGTCACCGCCGTCCTCGACGCCAGCAGCGAGACCACCGCCAACTGGGGAGGCCACCGCCTGCACCTCCAGCTCCGTGAGACCGATGCCTGGAAGGCGTGGGCCGCCAACGACGGGAAGCTCCTGGACCAGGAGACCTTCGCGAACTTCATTGAGGACCGTCTCCCCGAGATCCTGGAGCCGGCCGCCGCGGACATGCTGGAGATCGCCCAGTCCATCTCCGGGACCGTCAAGGCCGAGTTCGCCTCCGGCACCCGCCTTGCGACCGGCGCACGGCAGCTCCAGTACACCGAGACCGTCACCGCGAAGGCCGGGCAGAAGGGCACCCTGACGATCCCGGAGACCTTCGTCGTCGGCCTCGTGCCGTTCGACGGCTCCGAGGGCTACAAGGTCACCGCCCGCCTCCGCTACAAGATCGAGGGCTCCAGCCTGCGGATCGGCTACAAGCTCCAGCAGCCGGCCGACACCCGCCGCACGGCGTTCGCGGACGTCCTCACCAAGATCTCCGAGCAGATCGAGACGCCGATCCTCAACGGCACCCCCGCCTGATGGCCGCGCGCAGGACGGGCACCAACCCGCTCACCACCCACCGCTGCCCGTCCTGCCGCGCCCCCGTCCTCCGCCAAGTCGTCGAAGTCCTCGCCGTCACCGCCGACGCCACACCCCGACCCCCAGGCCACAACCCCTTCGACGACCCCAACCACCTCACCTGGTGCAACCCGCCCACCAAATACGGGCCCCCGCGCCTCCGCTGGATCTACCGCTCCACACACCCACCCAACTGCCCACACCCACACCACAAAGACCACCAATGCACCGGCCGACACCCGCCCGCCGACACCACCGAACAGACCGACCGCCTGTTCTGAGCACCGAGGAGACCCGCGTGGACTCGAACGTCATCCCACACCCCAGCACCAACCACGGGGACGATGACGCCCACGCCTACCCCGTCCCCGCCGACATCGAAGCTGAACAGCTCGTCCTCGGCGCCGTCATGCACTACCCCCAGGCCCACGCCGACGCCGCCCTCATCCTCGACCGCACCGACTTCCTCCGCGAAGCCCACCGCCTCATCTGGGACACCGTCACCCACCTCATCGAAACCGGCGCCGGCGTCCACCCCGTCGCCGTCCGCGCCCACATCGAAAAGATCAAGCAGCTCCGGCAAGTCGACGGCGGGATCCTCATCCAGCGCCTCGGCGCCGACACCATCACCCCCGGCATGGTCGGCCACTTCGCACAGATCGTCGCCGACCGCGCCCACGAACGCCGCTACGACGAACACGCCTCCGAACTCAAAGGGGCCATCGCCCGGCAGGCGTCCGCCGACGAACTCGAAAAGATCGTCGCCCAGTTCCAGCAACGCGAAACGCTCCGCGCCAACACCGGCCACGGCCCCGCCCACCTCGTCAGCAGCATCCTCGACTGGGACGTGTTCTTCGCCACCGACTTCGGGAACATCGCGATGCTCCCCGGCCGGCTCATGGCCCCCGGCCAGCAGATCACCATCGTCGGCGACGGCAAGGCCGGCAAGTCCCTGTTCTGCCAGGAGTGGATGTGGCGCATGGCCACCGGCCGCCCCTTCCTCGACGACGCCCCCGGCGTACCGGTGCGGATCCTCTACCTCGACGCGGAGAACGGGCAGGAGCAGGTCCAGGAGCGCTTCTACTCCTTCGGTGCCGGCCCCGGCCGCATGGGCGACCTTCGCTACGCGAGCTTCCCGCCCCTGCGCCCGCTGGACACTGCGGGCGGCGGCGCGGACCTCATGGCCCTCATTAAGGCCACCGGCGCCGAACTCGTCGTCATCGACACCGTGTCGCGGTTCATCTCCGGCCCCGAGAACGACGCCGACACCTGGCTGAACCTCTACCGCCACACCCTGCTGGCCATGAAGCGCGACCGGGTCGCCTCCGTGCGCCTGGACCACTTCGGGAAGGACGGCGAGCGCGGTGCCCGCGGCAGTTCCGCGAAGAACCAGGACGTCGACCACGTCTGGACCCTGTCCTCGCAGGGCGGCGGCATCCTCTCGCTTCGCCGTACCCACACCCGCACCGGCATCGGCCCCGACGAATTCACCGTCCGCCGCGACGCCCGGCGCGACGGCGACAACTGGGTACCCGGCGCGACCAAGCACGTCGTCATGACGTACGAGCACGTCGAGCAGAACCTGCCCGGCTCCGTCGAGTGGCTGATCATGCAGCTCGACGGTGCGAACGTCCCGCTGGACGCCGGCAACCGAGTCGTCCGCGCGGCCCTCGCGACGCTGAAGATTTCCGCCGGGAACAACAAGATCGCGGAGGCTGTTGCGGCCCGCAAAGCCCGAACCGGAATGACCTCCTCCAACGTTTCCGCAGACGTTTCCGCAGACCGTTCCGAGGGACGTTTCCCGGAAACGTTTCCCGGAACGGACCCCGGAACAGGCGAAACCGCAGGTCAGACGTTTCCCGGAACGCCTCCGGAAACGTCCGGAACACCCCCCGTTCCGTACCCCTCCCCCTCTCGGAGAGAGGGGGTAGGGGAACACCCGGAACACGCAGGGTCGGAAAGTCCCCTCTGCACCATTTGCGGGCAGTCCCTCCATGGCTACCGGTCCGACCGCGGATACGACACCTGCCTCTCCTGCGACCCCACCACCGGCAGCCACCCCAACACCGGAGCCGAGTGATGCCCACCACCGCCCCCGTACCCGTCCCCGGCGTCACCGGCCCGCCCTGGAACTTCACCACCCGCACAGGCCACCGCGCATTCCTCGAACACTGCCAAAACCGCCCCTCCATGGTCGACGAGCTGATGCGAGGCCGGACCTACACCGACGACAAACCCACGCCCCCACCCCGGCCAGTCACACGACGACGCAAGACCACCCAACCCGCCGGCGAACAACTCACCCTCGCCCTCGACTTCGAAGCCACCAGCGAGCCCGACGAGAACATCAACGCCCGCCGCAAACGCCTCCTAACCGAAGCACTCCTCGCCGACCCGGACGGCTGGACCCAAGAACGCGTCCAAGCCCTCTACGCCGCCGCAGGAGACCACGTCGACATCAACACCTGCTGGGGATGGCTCCGCCACCTCACCGTCGTCGAACCCGTCACCCGCCGCGCCACCACCAACACCTGAAGGACCCCGACATGATCCGACTCCGCCTCGACCTCACCGGACCCGACACCACAGCAGCACTCATCAACCTCCTTCTCACCGCAGCCGACCGCACCGAACGCCGAAACCCCGAACTCGCCGACGAATGGCGCACCCTCGCCAACGGCATCGGAGACGGACTCGACGCACTCGACCCGGACACCCCCGAACACCCAGACCCGGCACCCCGCAAGCCATACCCGCACTGGATCAACGACCCGGAGATCGACGAACTCGCCGTCGAACGCGTCGTACGCGGTCACCTCCCCTACCCGCAGCTCACCCGCGCCGAAGCCCTGGCCGCCAGCGAACGCCTCACCCAGCAAGGCGCCAGCTCCCTCGTCATCGCCGAACGCACCGGAGTCGTACGCCGCACCGTGCACCGCTGGCGCGGCCAGTCCGAGACCGCCTGACGGACCGAACCCCACCCGACCGAACCCCGGAGACCACCGTGACCAGCCAATGCCCCAACTGCACCAACGCCCGTGCCGCCCGCAAGTACCTCTGCCCGCCCTGCTGGCGCGCCCTCACCCCCGCAACCCGCGGCGCCCTCAACCGAACCGGCGACGGAGCGATCCGCCGCTATCAGGCGCTCCTCGACCAGATCCGCAACCGCACGCCGCTCGGCCAGATCGAGATCCCCGAGTGATCCACACACGGCCCGTGAAGCCCCGAACGGGCATGCGAACGGCCCGAGACCCGCGATCACTACCCCCAGCCCCGCACACGCCCACACAGCCCTCCGCACGACACCACAGAGGATCACCGATGACCCCGCAGCACGACCCGGTTCCGTCCCCGACCGCGCGCCTCACGGCCGCCGCCACCCACCTCCGCACGCTCCTCACGGCCATCGCCACGGAGAGCCCCGCCGATCTGCCGCTCCACGCCGACGGCCGCACGATCACCCAGGGCCGCATCGGGCTGCACGACTTCGCCACTGCGGCGACGCCGGAGGTCGCCGCGTTCATCACGGCGATGGGACCGCTGGCCGGCGAGGCGATCGCGACGTTGCTGGAGACAGAGGCCCGCGTCGCCGCCGAAGACCGGGCCGCGCTCGTCGCCGAGGGCCGCATCCCCGAGGTGGAGCACCGCTCGTGCACGGTCGCCACCTGCACCACGGAAGCCGCCCTGGCGCTGGCCGACGCGATCCTCGCCGGGACCGACCAGTGAACGCCCCACGGCCCGCGCCGTACTGGGAGGACGTCGACGCCGGGATCGCCCTGTACCTGGGGGACTGCCGGGAGATCCTGCCCGCGCTCGGCGTGCAGGCGGATCTGATCCTGGCCGACCCGCCGTACAACGAGACCAGCCTCGCCTGGGACCGGTGGCCCGACGGGTGGCCGGCGCTCGCCGCGCAGCACTCCGCGTCGATGTGGTGCTTCGGCAGCATGCGCATGTTCCTCGACCGGGCCGGCGAGTTCGCCGACTGGAAACTCAGCCAAGACGTGGTGTGGGAGAAGCCGGTCGGCACCGGTCTGGCCGCCGACCGCTTCCGCCGCGTCCACGAACACGCATTGCACTGGTACCGCGGCGACTGGGCCAGCCGTCACCACGACGCCGTCCGCGAGCAGTGGCACGGCCAGGACAACGGCAGCCGATCCAAGGGCGGCAGCAAAGGCGCTCACCTCGGTGAGGCCGGGAACCGCGCCTACGCCGACGACGGGACTCGGCTGGTGCGAAGCGTGCTGCGCGTGGCCAACCTCCGACAGCGCTCAATCCATCCCACCGAGAAGCCGCTGGGCATCCTCGCCCCGCTGATCGCCTACGCCTGCCCGCCCGCGGGCCTCGTGATCGACCTGTTCGCCGGATCGGGCAGCACCCTCGACGCGGCCCGCCAGTCCGGCCGGCGCGCCATCGGCATCGAAGCGAACGAGACGTACTGCGAAGCCGCCGCCCGCCGCCTCTCGCAGCTCACCTTGGAGGCGTCATGAGCCGGGTAAGTGCCGTCCGGCCGTGGGCGATCACGGCGGCCGCCATCGCCGCGGTGGTGTGCCTGGCCGGCTGGCCACGCCCCACCCTCTACGCCCTCGCGGTGACGGCCGGCGCCGGCGTGATGCTCGCCGGGCTGCTGTGGACGGGCGCCCGGCGGGTCACGGCGGAAAGGCGCAGCAAGGAGGGTCCGGGCTGCGGTCCGGATGGTCCGGATAGGTCGTCCGGGCTGGTCAACGGGCAGGTGCCGGAGAGTTGTCCGGAGAAGTCCGCAGACAATCCGGAGACCGGGTGGGCCGAGCCGGGCGATGCCGCGCTCCGCGACCGCATCGCCGACACCCTCCGAACCGCCGCCCACCACTGCGACGGCAACTGCGGACTCACCGAACGGCAATGCGTCGCCGCACACCCCATCCAGGTCGCAGCCTGGACCTACGGCGTAGTCACCGACGTGTACGGACCGATCGACGCCATCACCGCCGTCGTGCACGCCGTCGTGCAGCCCGAGGTGGACCGCGCCGAGAAGCGCCGACTGCAACTCACCCGTGCGGCAGGCATCCCGGAGGAGTCGACGTGGCTCGAATGCCTGGTCGCGGTCGTCAAAGCACGGCAAGGACAGGTGCGCGCCGAGCAGGTGGAAGTGCACCGCGTCGCTCTGGCTAATGCGCTCGGCGAACCCCGTGGGCGCAACTGGACCACGCTCATCGGCCGGGCCGAATCCATCGCGACGACCGCCAGCGAACAACGCAGCGGCCTGGCCAAGCTGGACGTCCACCGCGTCACCCTCGCCGACGCCCTCGGATTCCAGGCGCAACGGACCATGCTCGGCTGGCCCGCGCTCCTTGACGCAGTCCAGGTCCTGCACGCGCTCAAGGACGACCACCGCGCCCGCGCCGAGACCGCCGAGGCCGCGATCACCCGCGTCCGGGAACTCCACCACCCAGCCAGCTACCCCGACCCGAATGGCCCCGGCGAGATCACCTACTGCGTCGGCTGCGAGGAAGGCGACGGCGGCCATCCCTGCCCGACGATCACCTCCATCACCCCGCCCGCCGACCAGCCCGACGGAGACACCACCTGATGACCTCGCCCGCCTCCCGCTTCGCCGCCGCATACGCCGCCCTGACCGCCTCTCACGAGTTCGCCGACCACTGGGTTCAGATCGATGCGCAGGCGACCGCCAAGGGCAACCCCGGCCCCGTCGGCGCCCGCGCCTGCGCACAGCACGTCGCGACGTACACCGCGACACAGGCCGCCGCCCTTCTGGCCGTCAACCGCACGCTCGGCCTCGGCATCACCTGGCGGCGCGCGACTGCCGGTTTGGCGATCAGCGCACTCACGCACTACGTCGCGGACCGCCAAGGCGGCCACTGGGCAGACAAGCACCCGCGCGGGCTCGTACGGCTCGCCTCCGCCACCGGGCACGCCGGGTGGCTCCAGCGGGACCCGGGCGCGGGCTACCTGATGGATCAGGCGTGGCACAAGGCGTGGATCGCCGTGGCGGCGGCCGTCGTTGCGGGGAGCACACGGTGACCGCCCCCGCCGAGCGGCTCGGCCCGCGGGAGATCGACACGCTCCGGCACCTCGCCGCCGGCCGGTCGTTGGGCGAGGCCGCCATTGAAATGCACGTCACCAAAGGCACTGTCCGCAGCTACCTGCGCGGCATCTACAGCAAGTTCGGCGTCGGCACCCGAGAAGACGCCGCGCGGGTCGGCCGGCGCCTCGGCTACGTCACCGACGCCTGCCCCACCTGCGGCCACGGAGGCACCCGATGACGCCCCCGTGGGTCTGGCACGCCCTCGCCGTATGGCTCTGCGCCGTCGGCATCTGGGCCGTCTACCTCGCCACCAACGCCCGCCGAAAGGACCACCGATGACCACCGAGCCCCTGCCGCCGTACAGCGGCGACGAACCCGATTGCCCCAAGTGCAGCCACTCGCACGCCTACACCGAATACCGGGCCCACGGCTCATGCGTCCACAGCGCAGAGGGGACGGTCGGCCTGGAGCCGAACGAGCGCCTGCACCGGCAATGCGCACGCTGCGGCTACGCCTGGGACGAGGCCACCGTCGAGCCCGCCGTGGGCTGCGGCCCGGAGTGCTCCGAGATGCACACGGAGACAGGGCGCTGCGAGATCGCCACACAGCGGAACACCACGACCGACCTCGCCACCACGAAGGGGAACTGACCATGCCGCGCTTCCGCAAGAAGCCCGTTGAGATCGAGGCCGTGCAGTTCAACGGCACTGTCGAGTCAGCGAATCGCATCCTCGGATGGATCGGCGGCGACGGCGGCGTCGCGAGACGAGTGCATGCTACGAAGCCGGAACGAGGCCTCATCATCCACACGCTTGAAGGGGCGATGCGAGCAGAACCCGGCGACTGGATCATCAAGGGCGTCGTCGGCGAGTTTTACCCGATCAAGGCCGACATCTTCCGCGCCACCTACGAGCCCGCCGAGTCGTGACATGACGAAGGGCGCGCCCTGTCCGGCCAGACACCCAGGCGCGCCCCTGCGATGCCGATCACCCTACGCCCCAACCAGCACCCCGAGGCGACGATGACCAGCACCGCAACCGCACACCTCACCACCGTCATCGACCGGTGGGACGACCTCACCGACATGCTCACCACCCACCACGGCACCACCTGGCCCGAGCCCATGGGCATCGCCCACCTCCTCGCCGCCGCCGACGAGCCGGACACCGCGCTCGCCGCCCGCCTCGCGGAGCGCGCCGACTCCCGGTACACCCTCGGTGCGTCACCGGCCCCGCTGCGCCTCGCGATCGTCGACACCATCCGCATGGCCGACAACGACCTCGTGTACCTCTGCGACACCCTCGCGCAGGAGATCCAGCGGCAGCCCATGAAGGCCGCACCGTCGTTCTGGCTCCCCGCGGACCGGGCGGCACGGGACAAGCTCGCGGCCGAGGACGCGGCGGACGTGCGCCGGTGGCGGTACCGCGGCCACCGGTCCGCGCCGTACGCCGCGGCGTGGCTACTCGCCCGCGTCGAGGCAGCCCCCGGCCCGTTCCTGCGCCTCACCACGATGCAACTCGGCCGCGTCGAGGGCGTGGCCAAGCACGTAGCCGGGCGCATCGAGCAGGCGTTGGACATGGTCCAGTCCGTGCAGCCGGTGGGACGGCCGTGCCCGCTGTGCGATGGCCAACTGGTGGTGGCCTCAGGAGATGGGGAGCAGCCGGTCGTGACGTGCTTCGGGTGCCGGCAGACATGGACGCTGGATCTGCTCAGCGTGGCGTAAACGCAGGTCAAATGCCTTGCAGCGTGGGATACTTGAGACCGAAAGGCAGACCCCGGCGGGTGCGCGAACACCCCCGGGGCATGGCCGACGCTTCGAAGGAGCATCGACGTGTACGAGGATATCTGTGCCCAACTCGGGAAGTGCCTCAATCCCCTCCACGATCATGGAGAGCGGATTGGAGCCCCCGGACTGTCCAGCCTGGTGGACACCACTGACCCCGCCTTCGAGGCCATCGCCCGCGTGCTGGCCGATATGAACGCAGCAGGGGTGAAACTCACCCTGGCCAGCGTTGACGTCGCGATCAGGTTGGGCAGGCTCTACCAGTCCAAGCGAGAGCAGCCCGCAGTGCCCCAGCAGACCGCGTACGGACTCCGCCATGAGGTCGTGTACTACATGCGGTTCGGCCACCTCATCAAGATCGGCACCACGGGGCTGCTCGGGAATCGGGCGCGCGAACTGAAGCCTGACGAGGTGCTCGCCGCCGAGCCGGGCAGCTACGACCTAGAGAGCGAGCGGCATCGGCAGTTCGGCCGATTCCTGGCCGAAGGCGAGTACTTCTTCCCCGCTCCGGCGCTCATGGCTCACATCCGTAAGGTGCGAGTCCGCTATCGGCGGACGCTTCTCGAACCCGTGGTAACCCAGCGTTACGACGATCATGCTTGCGATCCGATTCCATCCCTGTTCTAATCGGGGCAAGCGCATGGTGCCCGGACATAAATGATCTAGGCGCACGCTGAGTAACTTCCGAAGGCCCCGCAGCCCACGACGCTGACGGGGCCTTCGCCATTCCCCCAACCGCCAGGAGCAGCGATGCAGCAGCCCAGCGTCGGCCGCGCAGTCCACTACGTCAGCCACGGCACCCCCGTGCGTGAGGACGGCACCCAGACGTACGTGTCCGCGTGTCGCGCCGCGACCATCACCGAGGTCAGCGAAGAGAACCCGGGCCTGATCGGCATCTCGGTCACCAACCCGACCGGGATGTTCTTCCACCCCCTGGAGTCCGGCGGCTGCCGCTACGACGAGACGGGCACCGACGCCACTTCCGGCGGCACTTGGCACTGGCCCGAGCGCGTCTGACCCCCTCGTGGACAGCGACGACGGCGCGGAGCAGCCGATCGGCTCCACCCTCGACGCCCTCGGCATCACCGCCACGATCACCCCCGGCACCCTCGTCTCCGGTGCGATCGTCCTCCTCAAACTCCTGCTCCCCGACGGCCGCGAACGCCTCTCCGTGACCCACTCCGACGGGCTCGGCTGGATCGAACGCGCCGGGATGCTCCGCGTCGCCGAAACCATCGAAACCGCGTCGGCTGCCGGGAGCAGGGCAAGCGGCGCCTGACCCAAGGGGGTGGCCATGGGCGCCGCACCTCTCACTGAAGGCGAGATCCAGGCGATCCGCGACCTGCACGCCCAGGGCCTCGGCCGCAATGAGATCGCGCGGGCGATCGGCCGTGGAACCCGCACCGTCAGCGTCCACGCCGCCGACATGGGCCTCGCCTTTGACCGGGCGGAGATGACCGAGACCGCCACCCGTGTCCGCACCGCCGACCTCGCTGAGAAGCGCGCGATCCTCGCCGAGGCCCTCACCGACGACGCGCTGCGCCTCAGCGAGCAGATGTGGCAGCCCGCGAAGGTCTTCAACATCGGCGGCAAGGACAACACGTACACCGACAAGGACGTGCCCGAGCCGCCGGCCGACGCCAAGCGCGCCCTGATGGGCGCCGCCGGCATGGCGATCGACCGCTCCCTCAAGCTCGTACCGCCCGTCCACGGCGACGGCGCAGACGAAGCCCGCTCCATGGTCGGCAAGATCATGACCGGGCTCGCTGCGATCTACGAGGAGCAGCAGGCCGCAGACGAGGGGGCCGGTGATGCTCCGTGACGCACCCCCGCTGTCCCGCAAGCAGGTCGCCTCGATCGTTGAGTCGCAGCACCGCATCAACGCCTGGGAAGGCTCGGTCCGGTCCGGGAAGACCATCGCGTCCATCCTGCGCTGGTTCGGCTACGTAGCTGCCCCACCGGCCGGCGGCGAACTGGTGATGATCGGCCGCACCCGCGACTCCCTGTACCGCAACGTCCTCAAGCCGATGATGGACCGCACCCTGTTCGGCGAGCTCGCCAAGCAGGTCCGGTACACCAACGGCGCCTCCACAGCGGTCATCATGGGCCGCGAGGTCCACATCATCGGCGCCAACGACGCCTTGGCCGAGCCGAAAGTCCGCGGCCTCACCTGCGCCGGCGCGTACGTCGATGAGGCCACGACGCTCCCGCAGGAGTTCTTCGACCAGCTCGTCGCACGCTGCTCCGTCCCCGGCGCGAAGATCTTCGCGACGACCAACCCCGGTGCGCCCGGCCACTGGTTCCGGAAGCAGTACCTGCTGCGCCCGGACGCGACCCGGCTGAAGAGCTGGCACTTCACCCTCGACGACAACCCGGCGCTCGACCCCGAATACGTGGCCGCTCTGAAGGCCACCTACACCGGCCTGTGGTACCGGCGGTTCATCCTCGGCGAGTGGTGCCTCGCCGAGGGCGTCGTCTGGGACTCCTGGGACGAGAACAAGCACGTCGTGGACATCCTCCCGGCGATGCAGCGCTGGATGGCAGTCGGCGTCGACTACGGCACGTCGAATCCCTTCGCGGCGCTGCTCCTCGGCCAGGGCATCGACAACCGGCTGTACGTGGCCAGTGAGTACCGGCACGATTCGCGGGCCGCTCAACGGCAGCTCACCGATGCGCAGTACAGCACCGGCGTCCAGGACTGGCTGGGCTCGTACAAGCACGCGTCCGGTCTCGGTGTCACCCCTGAGTGGATCTTCGTGGACCCGAGTGCGGCGTCATTCATCACGCAACTGTGGTCCGACGGCGTCGGCAGCGTCGCCCGCGCGAAGAACGACGTCCTCGACGGGATCCGGTCCGTCGGCGTCGCGCTCGGCTCCGGGATCGTCTCCGTCCACCGCTCCTGCGAGGGCCTCATCACCGAGGTGCCGGGCTACGCGTGGGACGACAAGGCCAGCGAGCGCGGCGAGGACAAGCCCCTCAAGGCCGATGACCACTCGTGCGATGCCCTGCGGTACGCGCTGCACTCCACGGCGCACGACTGGCGGCACCTGATCCGAGCAGACCTGACGGAGGCGGCATGATCCCCCGGCACGCGACGATCGCCGTGCAGTCACCCGGCCGCGCCACCATCACCGTTGACGGGCAGGAGCTGCACGGCGTCACCGGCATCAAGTTCGGTGCCAACCGCGGCGAGCTGGCGACGCTGATCCTCGACATGCCGCTGCTCACCTTCGACCTCGACAGCGACGCCGTGATCACCGTGCCCGAGGAGACGGCAGAGGCGCTGCTCGCGCTCGGATGGACGCCACCAGCGGAGCAGCCCTACGGCGGATCGGGGCGGCCCACGGCATGGCGGCACTCCTGCGGTGAGCTGAACGAAGGCGCTGAGCACGGTATGTGCGGGGCCTGCCGCTTCGACGTCGACAGCAACCCCGAGGACATCGAGCACCGGTACGTCCTCGTTGAACTGCCCACTATCGATCGGGGGGACGATGCCGCTTCCCGATAAGAACACCGCGTGGCCGCCGACCGCCCCGGAGATCCGTACCGCCCTCGACGACTGGGCTGCCTGGTACAGCAGCAACCCCGACAAGATCGCCGACCGGTACTACTGGCGATCCACCCGCATCGGCCAGTACGGGCAGCAGCCCGTCAACCGCCCCTCCCAGATGCGCGGCGGCCTCATCGGCCAGTTGGCCAGGTTCTTCTGGGGTGAGCCGGTCCCCTTCGGCGAGAAGCGCACCAAGCTCCACATCCCGCTGGCCGGAGACATCGCCCGCACGTCCGCCGACCTCCTGTTCTCCGAGCCCGCGACGCTCCTCGCCGACAACAAGGACACCCAGGAACGGCTGGAGGAGTTGCAGGAGACCGGCTTCAACCGGACGCTCCTCGCCGCGGGGGAAATCAGTGCAGCCCTCGGCGGGGTGTACCTGCGCACCGTGTGGGACGACGAGATCTCCGACCGGCCGTGGATCGACGCCGTCCACGCCGACGCCGCCGCCCCGGAGTTCAAGCTCCAGACGCTGATGGCCGTGACGTTCTGGACGGTCATCGCCGCCGACGGCACGAAGGTCGTCCGGCACCTGGAGCGGCACGAGCGCGGCGGGGTCATCCTTCATGGCGTGTACGAGGGATCGGACGTCAACCTCGGCAAGCGCATCGACAGCTTCGACTCGTTCCCGGAGACGAAGGGTCTGATCGCCGAGCGGAAGGTCGACATCGGCCGGCTGATGACCGTGTCGTACATCCCGAACACGGTCACCGCCCGCGCGTGGCGGGACATCCCCGGCACCAAGGGCCTGGGCTTGTCGGACTATCAGGGCTCCGAGTCGCTGTTCGATGCTCTCGATGAGACGTACACGTCGTGGATGCGGGACATCCGCCTCGGCAAGGGCCGCATCATCGTGCCGTCCGGGTTCCTCACCAACAACGGTGTGGGGCAGGGCATGACGTGGGAGGACCGTGAGGTCTTCGCGGGCATGAACATCCCGCCGACCGAGCAGGGCAACATGATCACCCTGAACCAGTTCAAGATCCGCAATGCGGAGCACAAGGCGACCGCTGAGGAGCTGATCCGGCAGATCATCCGCAACGCCGGGTACAGCACCGGCACGTTCGGGGATGACGCTGATGGTCGGGCGGTCACCGCGACGGAGATCAAAGCCAAAGAGGGCCGCTCCATGAGCACCCGGGCGCGGAAGGCTGAGATGTTCTCCGTGAGCATCCCCGACATCGTCGAGGCGCTCCTCGCCCTGGAGAACACCAGCCTCTTCCCCGGGCAGGGCGTCGAGATGGAACGGCCCACGGTGCGGTTCCAGGACTCCGTGCAGGACGACCCCCTGAACCTCGCGCAGACCGCGCTGGCGCTCCGGCAGGCCGAAGCCGCATCGACCGAGACCCTCGTGAAGCTCACCCAGCCAGACCTTGATACCGACGCTCAGGCCGCCGAGGTGGCCCGGATCCTCACCGAAGCCGGCCGCGCCGTGAACGACCCGACGACAACAGGGGGCGGCGGTGGCGGTTTCCCCGGCAACAGCGGAGGGCCTGGCCCAACCGGTCCATGACCTCTACCAGGCCGCTGAGCTCGACCTCCTCGGCCACCTCGCCCGCATCATCGGGCAGGACATCGACTCACCTCGGTGGGCGGATCGGCGGATCCGGGCGAATGGGGACCTGCGGAGTGCCGCCGACGTGGTGTCGATGGCACTCCGCAGGGACACAACCCGGGCCGTAGACGCTGCTCTGCTGGAGGCGTACGACCGTGGCCGGCAGGCGGCCGTGACCGATCTGGGACACCTGGATGCCGCAGCCGCGCGCACCGTACAGGGCGCCGGCCGCAGCGATGAGGTGCCCCGTCAGCTCGCGGCCGCCGTCGAGCGCGACACCCGGCCGCTGTACCGGCGCATCGTCACCAGCGTGACCACCGCGTACCGGCAGATCGTTGACCGGGCGGCGGCCAGTGCCAACGCCCGCCGTGGTGTGGCGCAGCAGGCCCTCAACCACTTTGCGGGGCGCGGCATCACCGGGATGGTCGACCCGCGCGGGCGCGGCTGGTCGATGACCGCCTACGCCGACATGGCCATGCGGTCGGCGACGGGGCGCGCGGTCGTCGACGGCGGGACCGACCTCCTCGCCGGTGTCGGCCTCGGCCTGATCATCGTGTCCAACAGCCCGCTGGAGTGCCCGCTGTGCCGCCCCTGGGAGTCCAAGGTCCTCACCCTGGACGCGTCGCCCGGTGCCCGCGTGGTGCAGGGTCGTCCGGCGGTCGGCTCCCCGGTGACCGTGCCCGTACGCGTCGCCGGGTCCCTCGAAGAGGCGCGCACTGCCGGTCTGTACCACGTCAACTGCCGTCACAGCCTGCGCCCGTTCCTCCCCGGTGTGACCCGGCCGGACCCGCCAGCACCAGGCCCGCCCGGGGTGACGTACGAGGACACGCAGGAGCAGCGGCGGTTGGAGCGGCAGTTGCGGGCCTGGCAGCGCCGCGAGGCCGTCGCCCTAGACGACCGCGCCCGGGGCGATGCTGCGGCGAGTGTCCGCGCCACCCAGGGCCGCCTGGCCGGCCTGACCGCGAGCACGGGCCTGCGCAGGCAGCGCGCCCGCGAGCGCACCACCCTCTGATCGGAGACCTCATGGCCATGGCACCGAAGTCCGGGCGCTTCCAGAAGCTCGCCGCGCAGCTCGCTGCGAAGGGCGCCGACGACCCCAAGGGCCTCGCCGCCGTCATCGGCCGGAAGAAGCTTGGCAAGGCGAAGTTCCAGAAGCTCGCCGCCGCCGGCAAGAAGGACTGACCCCACAGCTTCGGCCCGCCAGGCAGCGGGCCGGGAACCACAGGGTGCGCCTGGTGCGCGCCCAATGCACCACCCCACGTTGCGGTCCGCCAGGAGCGGGCCACCCATCGCCCCGCCAGGTGCGGGCTGATCCATGCCCTGGAGGGCACCATGCGCAAGAAGACCCTGCCCCGCGGTCTCGCGGGCACCGGCTGGTCACACCCCTACGGCAACGCCCCTTTCTCCCCGTTCCTCTACGCGGACGGAGGGGACGGCGACGGCTCCGGATCCGGCAGCGGAGACGAGGGCGCGGGTGACGGCGGCACCGGAGACGGTGACGGAACAGGTGATGGTGCTGGAGCCGGCGGGACCGGCGACGAAGGCACCGGCAAGGGCGACGGCGCAGGCAAGGGCGCTGCGGGTAAGGGCGGCGATCCGGCTGCGGAGGTCGCACGGCTCAACAAGGAGCTCGCCGACGTCCGTAAGGAAGCCGGTAAGGACCGCACCGCAGCGAAGCAGGCAGCGGCAGACGAGGCCGTGAAGGCGCTCACCGAGAAGTTGGGTAAGGCGCTGGGTCTGGTCAAGGACGACGACACCACCGAGACGGACCCGGCGAAGCTCCTGGCCAAGTTGCAGGAGTCCCAGGGGCAGATCACCGCGGCGCAGCAGGACGCGGTGGACGCGCAGATCGAGGCGACTGTCGTACGGACTGCGTACGCCATGGGCGTCGACGGCGACCGGCTGCTCGACTCCCGGGCGTTCTGCGACGACGTCGACAGCCTCGACCCGGCCGACCCCGCGAAGTTCAAGACGGCCCTGAAGGCCCTCATCAAGGCATCCGCGGAGAAGAACACCGCGCTGCGCACCCAGACCGCCGGCCGGTCCGGCGGGGACATGGGCGGTGGCTCGCGCGAGGACGGCGCACGCAAGCGTCCCACCAGCATCGGCACCGCTATCAAGAGCACCTACAACACCTGAGACATAGGAGGGCACCGTGCCCGTCACCCTTGCCCAGGCGCAGGTCAACGTCCAGTCGGACATCGACTACGCCGTCATCGACAACCTGCGCCGCTACTCGTGGCTGCTCGACCAGATCGCGTTCGACGACACCGTCAACCCGGGCACCGGTGGCGGCACCCTCACCTACGGCTACACCCGGCTGACGGCCGCCAGGCCGGCGCAGTTCCGGCAGTTCAACCAGGAGTACACCGCGTCGCAGGCGACTCGGGCGCGCTTCACGGTGGACCTGAAGCCGCTCGGCGGGTCATTCAACATCGACCGTGTCCTGGCCAAGCTCGGATCCGCAGCCAGCAACGAGATCGAGTTCCAGTCGCAGCAGCTCCTCACGTCCATCCGGACGAAGTTTCAGGAGCAGCTCATCCTCGGCGACAACGCGACGGACGACGGCTTCGACGGCCTCGACAAGTCCCTGACCGGCACCGTCACCGAGTTCCTGCCGATCAACCAGGGCATCACCGCCGGGTACCTCGACTGGACCCCGGGCGCGATCATCACGCAGGCCCTGGCGATGGCGGCCCTGGACCAGCTCGACAACTTCCTGTCCACGATCGTCCCGTCGCACACCGGCGGCGGCGACCAGGGCACCCCGGGCGCTCTGCCGCCGGGCGTGAAGGCCATCATCGGCAACACCCAGTCGATCACCCGCGTGCGGGCGCTCGCCCGGTGGGCTGCGATGTACACCGCCACCGAGGACAGCCTCGGCCGGAAGATCGAGTCTTATGGTCAGTGGGTCCTCGTCGACATCGGCGACACCTCCACCGGAGTCGGCCCGATCATCCCCGTCCAGTCCCGCGACGCGGACGGTGCGGGCGGCGGCGGCCTCATCACCGGACTCACCGACCTGTACGCCGTGTCCTTCGGCATGGACGCCCTGCACGGTGCGTCGCTCGCCGGGCAGGCCCTCGTCAACACCTACATGCCCGACTTCAGCCTCCCCGGCGCGGTCAAGACCGGCGAGATCGAAATGGGCCCCGTCGCCGGAGTCATCCGCAACACCAAGGCGTGCGGTGTGATGCGGAACCTGAAGGTGACCGGCTGATGGCCAGGTTCGAAGTGCGGGCCCCGCTGCCGCAGTTCACCGGCAACGTCGTCGGCGTCGATTTCGTGGCGGGTATCGCCGAGGTCGACACCGACAACGACGCCGGCCGGTCCGCGTACGCCTACTTCGAGCGCGCCGGATACCGGCTGTCGCCCGTCCAGGCCGAGCCGGAGCCGAGCAGCACCCCCGAAGACGACGGCCCGTTCGACCCGTCCGAGCACAAGGCCGACGAAGTGCTGGCCTTCCTCGACTCCGCTTCCTACGAGGTCGCCGTCCGTGTCCTGGAGAACGAGACCGCGGGCAAGAACCGCGTCACGATCACCGGCAAGCGCGACGAGATCCTCGCCGACAAGACCCCGGCCCCGGCCGACGACCAGGAAGGACCGCAGGCATGACCGTCCTCGGAGCGTTCCGCGGGAACCCCCGCGACGAACTCGGTTACATGAACAGCGCAGGCCGACCCGACCCGACACAGGTCTTCCACCGGGCGAACCTGCCCCGGACCGGCCTCGACGACGTCGCCGCCCTCGCCACCGGCGTCATGACGTCCGTGCCGATCTACCTCGTCGCCGGTGACCTGATCACCAACCTCACGTTCATCTCGGCCGGGACCGCGGCTGGCACCCCGACGAACTACTTCGCGGCGCTCTACAGCCCCGCGGGGGCGCTGCTGTCGCAGTCCGCGGACAAGACCAGCACCGCCTGGGCCGCCGACACCGCGGTGGTGTTCGCGCTGGGCACCGCGCAGCGCATCACCCGCTCGGGCCTGTACTACGCGGCACTGTCCGTGACCGCGACGACGCCCCCGACACTGATCGGCTGCCGGTCGCAGAAGGCCGTCCTCACCGGCGAGGTCAACCTGTCCCAGTCGTCCGGGACCGGCCTGACCGCAACGGCCCCGGCGACCATCGCGACCCCGACGTTCAAGGCGGCCACGCCCCTCGTCCTGGCAACCTGATCGGGGTCTGACACATGGCACGCACCGCACTCAACCCGCAGCGCCTCGGGCCTCACGGGGTCCTGGCGACCTATGTCACACCGGATGCGGCGGGCGTATCGTTCCGCAGCTCCGGCAAGCAGTTCGTCCACGTCAAGAACGGCTCGGCGGCGTCGATCACGATCACCGAGAAGATCGGCCGGACCGTCCAGGGCCAGGCCGTGACCGCGCCCACCGCGACGATCGCGGCCGGGGCAGAGAAGTTCTTCGGCCCATACCCGGACGACTACGAGCAGCCGGACGGCACCGAGAACGTCTACCTGGACATCTCGGCCGTCACCACGGTCACCGTGGCGTGCCTGTCGCTGTGACCTCCGGGTCGGGAAGGAGGCGCACCCGATGAGGATCTACGCCACCGTCGAGGAGTTCGCGGACTTCCTCGACCCGGACCCGGTCCCCGCGAACGCGGCGCGCCTCCTGAAGAACGCGTCGCGGCGGCTCGACGTGCTGCTCCTCGGCGCCCGCTACGACACGGACACCGACGGCATGCCGACCGCCGCCAACTTGGTGGACCTGCTCCGGGAGGGCGTGTGCCTCCAGGCGCAGTACATCGCTGACCTGGATGACGAGACCGGGGCCAACGCCAACATCAGCACCCAGACGGTCGGCAGCGTCACTGTCACCAGGGCGCTGTCCCTCGTGGGTGGCGGCACGCCCCGCGACTCTCCGGAGCTGCTGGACCTGCTCCGCACGTCGGGACTCGTGCCGGCCTACCCATCAACCGCCTGCAATTGGTAACCGATGCTTCCTCTCACCACGGACACCGTGACGGTCGTCCACGCCAACCTGGTCGCGGACGCGTACAACAACCTGGCCCCGGACTGGCCCAACGCGACCCGTACCGCGGTGCGCGCTGTGGTCGACGGTGCGACCACCTCCGAGTCCACCGACGGGAAGGACCAGACGACGACCGTGTACCGCTGCTACCTGCCGCCGGGCACCGCGATCACCGCGCAGGACCGCATGGAGGTCCGCGGGATGGTCCTGGAGGTCGACGGCGAACCGGTCCCGAGAACCGGGCCCACAGCGGCTCTGGCGCACATCGAGGTCATGGGGAGGCTGGTGTCGGGATGAGCCTGGTCAACATCGAAGTCGACGAGGCCGCGATCCAGGCGCTGGCCGCCACGCCCGCGGTGAAGCGGGACATGCGCGCCCGCGGCCGGCGCGTCGTCCAGTCCGCGAAGGACACCGCACCGGTGGACACCGGCGAGTACCGGGACTCCATCCACCTGGAGGACGGCCCCGGCGACAGCGAGGTCCTCATCGTGGCCAGCGCCGGCCACTCGATCTACGTCGAGCACGGCACCCGAGTGCCCGGTCACCCCGCGCACAACACCCTGAACAACGCCCTCGACGCGGCAGGAGGCCCATGATGCGGTTCCGACTCTCCTTCTGGATGAAGGACCCCGCCGGCGGGCCCGGCGATGTCGTAGAAGTGCCCGACTTCCGGGTCCCCGCGCTCGTGCGGGCGGGCATCGGCCACCCGGAGGACAGCGACGCGCCCCCCGCTGACGGCCCGGCGGACACTCCCAGCCAGGAGCCGCCCACGTCGGCTGCCGTGCCCAGGAAGACCGCGAAGGCCACGAAGACCGACTGACCGACGGGAGCACACCGTGGCGCTCCCCGACATCGAGGCCCTCATCGTCCAGTACCTGACCGACACCGTGGACGGGCTGTACGTGTGCACCGTCCGGCCGGCCGCAGGTGAGTTCATCCCCCGGCTGCCGCTGGCGCAGATCACCCGCGTCGGTGGACCCCGCACGATCCCCACGTGGAACGGCCGGTACACCGCAGAGGACGCCCGGGTCAGCGTGGATGTCTTCGCCGACTCCCGTGAGGGCGCCAACACCACTGTCGGCGCGGTCCGGTTGGCGCTGGAGGACCTCAAGGGCGCGGTGACGGAGGAGGGGACGGTCTCCCGGACGTGGGAGGAGACCGGTCCTACCGCCCGGCCCGAAGAGCCGAATACGGGTGTCGTCCGCACCGGGTGGATCGCGGGTCTGACGGTCCGCGGCTCCGCCTGACTACTTCGCCCGGCTGCCGGGCTCCATCCGGCCCCGCGTGGGCCACCACATGAGGAGTACAACCATGGCCATCGAGCCTGTGATGCTCGGTGTGGGCGGATTCGCGTACATCGCGGCCGTCGGCGCCACCGCCCCTGTCGACCCGTTCGCCTCCTGGGGCGCCGAGTGGACCAACCTCGGCGACGTATCGGATGACGGTCTCGCCGAGGCACTCGGAGAGGACCGCACCCAGATCATGAAGTGGGGGTCGAACACCCCCACCCGCAGCCAGGTCAAGCAGCGCACCAGCACCTACAAGGCCGTGCTGATCAACATCACCGCGCAGGCGCTGGGCCTGTACTACTCGGTGCCCATCGCGGACATGACCTCCTCGGGCAGCGGGGGCACGCAGTTCATCTCCTTCAGCGACCCGAGCACCACCGACCCGTACGAGGTCGCGCTCGGTTTCGACGTCCTCGACGGCGACCGGCACTGCCGCTTCGTGATCGCCCGAGCGGAGGCCACCGCGAAGGGCGACCTCACGTACAAGGCGGACGTCCCGGTCGGCTTCGACCTGACGTTCACCGCGCTCACCGCGCCCGGCGGCGCGGCGGCGATCCAGCGGATGTACGGAGCCGTGGCTCTTCCGGCCTGATCCGCCACCGATCGGCGGCCGGGGAGTACGTGGGTCCTCTCCGGCCGCTCAGCACGCCTTCATCCGATCCACGAGCCCCACAAGACCCACGAGGAGACCCATGTCCAAGACCGGAGCACCCCGCAAGGCGTTCAACCTCAACGCCCTGCGTGCCCAGCAGGCCGATGCCCGCGGCGACAAGTACGTGGAGTTCGAGATCACCCCCGACGGCTCCGCGGACGTCCTGACCTTCCGCTTCCTGCGCCGCACCTGGTGGCCGGTGAAGTTCCTCCTGGCCATCGACCACCTCGACGGCGACGTCGCCATCCTCCGCGAGCTGATGGGCGAGGACCAGTTCGACCGGCTCATCGAGGCCGGACTGGACTTCACCGACATGAAGGCGATCTTCAAGGAGGTCATGGGCGTCGATGCCGACGCGGACGACGACGAGGGCGCGAGCCTGGGGGAATCCTCTGGCTCCTCGGAGTCCTGACCGAGCACCCCCGCAAGGTCCACGCCGACATCGCCCGGTACTACCCCGGCAGGTCGCTCGCCGAGTTCCACGCCAACGAGTGGGGCCAGGGCAGCATGAGCTGGCTCGAACTCCTCTGCTTCGTAGAGGGGCTCCCCGAGGACTCCGCGACCAAAGCCGCCCTGGCCGGTGACACCGAGGGCCGCCGCTGGACGCAGGCGGACTGGCTGGCGGCGTACCAGGCCAACCTGCTCCAGATCCTCATCCGCATCCAGTGGGCCGGTCACGGCATCAAGGGCACCCCGGACCTCCATCCGGTCGAGGTGCCCGTCCTGGACATTCCTCCGAGCGACGAGGACATCAGCCGGATGGAGCGCCGGGAGCAGCAACTCCAGGCCCTCTCCCGGCTGCGGCCGGTAGAAGCCATCCCCGGCCGGGATGAACTGGCCGCGCTCGACGCGTCCCTCAAGTCCCGCAGGGGCTCCGTGAACTCGTGACGAGGGGGTCAAGCCTGTGCCCACGACCGTCGGTTCGGCTCAGGTCCGGCTGGCCCCTTCACTCACCGGGTTCGCCCAGCGGCTGCGCACCGAACTCCGGGGCATCAGCACCGATGACCTGAGCGTCGGGATCTTCCCCAAGCTGAACCAGGCGGCGGCCAACAAGGTCACCCGGGACCTCGACAAGCTCACCAAGGCGCGGACCGTACCGATCTTCGCCTCCGTCGACACCCGTGTCGCCGCCGACGAGATCGACGCGCTCACCCGCAACCGCACCTCGACCATCCGCCTCGATGCCGACACCCGCGTAGCGGCCGACGAGATCGACCTCCTCACCCGCGATCGCACCGTCACCGTCCGAACCCGCACCGTCGGGGGCACCGGTGGCGGCTCAAGCCCCGTAGGAGCAGCCGGGGCAGGCGAGGACATCAAGGGGACGCTCATCTCCCTGGCCCCGGCCCTGGCCCCCGTCGCGGCGTACCTGACGTCCATCGCGGTGGCCGGCGGCGCAGCCCTGGTGTCCGTCGGGGCGTTCGGCGCGGCGGTGAAGCCGCAGATCGCCATGTTCACCGGCCTCGCGGCGGCCGAGGACAACGCCGGCGCGGCCGTCAAGAAGTACGGCGTCGCCTCCAAGGAGGCTTACGAGGCTCAGGACGCCGTCGCTGCGACTCTCGACGCGATGCCGGAGCAGACCCGGCGCGCCGCGGTGGCGTTCACGATCCTGCGGAGCGACTTCAAGGACTGGTCGAACTCCATGTCGGAGTTCACGATGACCCCGGTCACCCAGGGCATCGCCGTTGTCGACAAGATCCTGCCGCACCTGTCGCCGCTGGTGAAGGACACCTCCAACCAGCTGTCCCGGCTGACGACCATCGCGGGCGGCGCGGTCAACACGCCTGGCTTCGACAAGATGATGGGCAAGTTCAGCACGTTCTCCGCGAAGGTCCTCAAGGAGATCGTCGACGAGACCGTGCATTTCTCCCGGATCCTCAGCGAGGGCAAGGCCAGTGGCCCCGCCAGCGAGTTCATGGCGTACGCCAAGGAGAACGGCCCCGAGGTCAAGAAGACCCTCACCGACATTGCCACGGCCGTCCTGCACGTCGTCCAGGGCGTCTCGGAGGCCGGCCCGAGCATGCTCACGGTGGTCGACGCCGCCGCGCAGCTGGTGTCCGCGCTGCCTCCGGAGTTCATCGGCCGCGCACTCCAGCTCTACACCACTTTCAGGCTGTACAAGCTCGCCAGCTCCGGCGTCACCGCGCTGGGGGGCAGCCTGAAAGTGGTGTAGAGCTGGCTGACCGCCGTCCGCGCCGCCTCGACAGCGGCCGGCGGCGGCCTCACGGGTGTGCGCGCAGCCATCGCCGGCCTGTCGACGGGGGCGAAGATCGGCGGGGCGCTGCTGGCGGTCGCCGCTGTGGTGCTGGTGCTCAACAAGCTGAGCAGCTCCGGTAAGAAGGCCCCCGACGTCGACCGGATGACGACCGCCATCGGGGACTTGGGCCGCACCGGCAAGGTCACCGGTGAGGCGGCGCGTTCCTTCGGCAAGGATCTGTCGGGCCTGAATGAGTCCATCGACCGCCTCAACGGCGGCGGTTCCAAGATGGATCACTTCAACGACGCGATGAACAAGGTGTTCTCGCTGGGCATGGCCAAGTCCAACAGTGCGAAGGCCGCGTCCAAGGACCTCGACGCCGTCGACAAGTCCCTGGCCAACCTGGTGTCGGGCGGCAAGGCGGATCTCGCGTCTGAGGCCGTCAAGCGGCTCACTGCCAGTTACGCCAAGACGGGCAAGCCGACGTCGGACCTCACGTCCAAGCTCGACGACTACCAGAGTGCCCTGGCCGACGCGAAGTTCGAGAGCGACCTCACCGCCGACTCGATGGGTCTGTTCGGCAACCAGGCGCAGCGGGTCCAGTCGCAGCTCGACGGGCAGAAGAAGAGCGCCGATGGCCTGCGGCAGTCGATCCAGGCGCTGAACGACGTCAACCGGGCAGCGATCAGTGCCCAGTCGGACTTCGAGCAGGCCATCGACGACGCGAAGAAGGCGGTCGACAAGCACCACCACGCCCTGTCGATGACCAACGGTGAGCTGAACCTCAGCAGCCAGGCCGCCCGTGACGCCTATCAGCCGCTGTCCGACCTTGCGGCGAAGACGGACGCCGCGACGGCGGCCGCCCTGGACCAGGGCAAGTCGTGGACGGACGTCAAGGGGACGTACGACCGGGGCCGCTCCTCTCTGATCAAGACCGCCCACCAGATGGGTCTGACCACCAGCGAGGCCAAGACTCTCGCCAGCCAGATCCTGAAGACCCCGGACAAGACTGCTTACCTCAGGGGCAACATCACCGACCTGAAGGACAAGGTCGGCAAGGCGCAGGCCAGCCTCAAGGGCGTCAAGGGGCCCAAGGCGGTGGCGATCAAAGGCAACATCGCCCAGCTCAACAACGTGATCCGGGACGCACAGGCCAAGATCAACAACCTGCACGGGACGTCCGTCGACATCCTCACCACGTACACGATCGTCAAGGGCAAGCCCGTCAACGTGGCGCATGAGGGGGGCGGCTACGCCACCGGCGGCATCTTGCCCGGCTATACCCCCGGCAAGGACGTCCACCACTTCTACAGCCCCACCGGCGGCGGCCTGAACCTGTCCGGCGGCGAGGCCGTCATGAGGCCCGAGTGGACCCGTGCGGTCGGCCCGGCCATGGTCAACGCCTGGAACCGCCTATCGCGCTCGCAGGGCGTGGCCGGTGTCCGGCGGGCGATGGGCTTCAAGGACGGCGGCGTCCTCGGCAGGGTCCAGAGCTTCGCCACCGGCGGCGTCGTCACCCTGAAGTCGGCGCAGTCGTCGTACGACTCCATCCTGGCCCGGGTCAACGCCGACCAGACGGCCGTCAACCAGGCGCAGGCCGCATACAACCGGGCGCACAGCCAGGCCGACAAGGCCCGCGCCCAGTCCATGCTCCGCGACGCCCGGCTACAGCTCAAGGAGGACCGGCAGAAGGAGGCCACCGCAGCCAAGCGCCTCAACGAGGCGCAGAAGCGGGCCAACACCTACGCGGCGGCCGTCAAGAAGCGCAACGGCGCGGTGCAGAACGTCCTCGACAAGCTCGCGGCGAACTTCACCAAGAGCATGACCGGGTCTGCGTCGCAGATCACGTCCACGTCGAACAGCATGATCACGGCGTTGCAGCGGCTCAGGGACAGCGCGGTGACCGCCAACGGGCGCAAGGCCACGATCAACACGATCAACCTGGTCCGCACCGACACCGGCAAGCTCACCACCCTCGCGGGCAAGCGCGACTCGCTCAATTCCACGATCGCCACGGCCAACGCCTACGCGGCCAGCGCCTCCGACAGCGCCAAGTCCTCCGCTGGCCTGACCAGCCTGTTCAGTGGTGCAGGGCCCTTCAACGCCAAGAGCGTCCTGTACGGCCTCAACGTCCGGCTGGCGCAGATCAAGAAGTTCTCCTCCAACCTGGCGCTGCTCGCCAAGCGCGGCCTGAACAAGGGCTTGCTCAACCAGCTCGTCCAGGCAGGCCCCGAGCAGGGCGGCACCTACGCGCAGGCGCTGGCTGACGCGTCGACTGCGGACCTCAAGTCGATCAACTCGGCTCAGGTCCAGATCGACAGCGCGTCCACGGCGTACGGCAAGGGCGTCGCCGACTCGATGTACGACAGCGGGAAGCAGGCGGGGAAGGGCTTCCTGACCGGCTTGCAGGCGCAGGAGAAGGACATCGAGAAGGAGATGTCGGTCCTCGCCAAGAAGATCGAGGCGGCCATCAGGAAGGCCCTGGAGATCAAGTCGCCGTCGAGGCTGACGCAGCGGCTGGGCGGGCTGACCGGTGAGGGCTTCCTCGTCGGTTTCCGCAACAAGCACCCGGAGATCGAAGCCAGCGCCCGGCGCATGGCGGCGCTGGTCGCCGGGGCCTCCGCTGAGCGCGTCCGGGTGGCCCAGCCGCTGTCTGCCGCGGGCGCGCAGGGAACCGCCGGCGGCTCGATCACGTACCAGATCAACGCGAGGACGGCCGATTTCAAGATGTCGGACCTCCAGACACTCCAGCGCCAGCAGGAGGCCCGGCAACGGGTGGGGAGGCCGTACTAGATGCCCATCCTCGCGACACCGGTCATCGCACCCCCGCCACCTCCGCCTCCGCCACCGCCTCCTCCGGTGGTACTGCCGGACGTCGGACTGGCGACCGCGACGTACTTCGACCCGTCCGGTACAGCGTGGCCGCTGACGGACGACGCGCCGGAGCGCGGCTGGTTCACCCTTGCCGACGGCGTGTCCGGCCTCGGCGCGGCCCCGGTCTCGCTCACCACGGACCCGTACCCGCGGGGCGGGGCCAGGGTGCGGCACATCCAGCCGCAGCCGCGGACCATCGTCTGGCCCCTGCTCGTCTTCGGCAGCACCCACATGGAGTTCGTGGGCCGCTGGCGCAACCTGGCGCGGGCCCTGACGGACACCTCCCGCTACGGGCCGGGAATCCTGGAGATCGCCCGCCCGGACGGCAGCCTGCGGCGCATCCCGGTGTACTACCAGGACGGCTGGGAGGGCCAGGCCACACAGGGATACGGGCGGGTCATCGACAGTGGGGTCGTCACCTGGTTCTGCGAGGACCCCTACTGGACGGACCCGGTGCCCGTTACCGATCACCGCGAGTCCGGGACCGGTGTGAGTTTCCTCGACCCGTACCCCCAGGTGTCATCCAGCCAGGTCCTCGGCGCGACGACGCTCGTCAACCCCGGCGACGCCATCGGGTGGCCGACCTGGACGATCACCGGCCCGGCATCCGCGATCACCTGCACCAACAACGACACCGGTGAGTCGTTCACGCTCACCCCGTCGGACACCGGCCACGGCAACCTCCTGGCCGGCGAGAAGGTCACGGTCCGCACCGACCCCATGCAGGTCCGCTACCAGAACGGCGACGTGTGGACGCCGGCTCTGAACTGGCCTTCCGCACAGCTGTGGGGGCTTCAGCCCGGCACCAACGCCGTCACGTTCACGCTCTCCGGCTCCGGCACGGGCTCCGCGGTCGACGTGTCCTTCGAAGCCCGGTACGAAACAGCCTGACAGCGCTGGGGGTGACCATGGCGATCGATCTGCTGGTCACCGACCGGAACCTGAACGTCCTCGGTGACCCCCTGGACGGCTGGACCGACCTCAGCTGTGACCTCAACTTCAAAACCCCGGCGACCGGGTCGGTGGCCATGCCCGCCCGCCCCGAGTACGAGGCGCTGCTCCAGCCCGGCAACAGGTTGGTCGTCATCCGTGACGGTGCTATCTGGTGCGCGGGGCCGATGGAGCAGCCCCAGCAGTTCGAGTGGGCCGTCGACGGCGAACAGGACCCGGGCAAAGTCACCGTCGGCTTCTCCGACGACCTCGCCCGGATCGCCGGATACCTCACCTACCCCGACCCCACGGTGAACCTCGCCTCGCAGACCGTCGTCTCGGACCCCACCTACCAACTGACCGCCACCAACGCGGAGACCATCATCCGCACCCTGGTCAACCTCAACTGCGGGCCCGGCGCCATCACCGCGCGCAGGATCGAACAACTCGTCCTCGACACCGCCGCCGGCGTGGGCACCAACACCTCCATCAGCACCCGGTTCGAACCGCTCCTGGACGTGTGCCGGACCGTGGCCAGCGGGGACGGCCTCGGGTTCCGCACCTACCAGGTCGGCGACCAGATCAAGTTCGCCGTCTACGCCCCCGTCGACCGCACCGGCACCGCCCGCTTCTCCCGCAACCTCGGCAACCTGCGGTCTGCGAGTTTCACGCTCGCCGCGCCCACAGCCACCTCCGAGCTCGTCATGGGCGGTGCCGGTGCGGTCGAC